GAAATTATAGAGGAATTTACTACTTTGATGAAATTTGGTAAAAAATATGGATTAGATTCTTCTTGCCTTTCAAAAGTGTTAAGGGGAAAGTTAAAACAACATAAAGGATGGAAAGTTCGTCAAATTTTATGATATAATAATAGGTGTAATTTTAAAATTTATGAAACCTCTTCCACCAAAACACGAACTTGATATTTTTTGGACTGTTGCCACCAGTTCCGCAATTGAAAGTGGCACAAGACCCCACCTAATTTTTGCCCGACTGCTGTATGATGAGTTGTCGGACGAAGAGTTCCCTTACAAAATTGCTGATTCAAAATGAGTTTTTCTAAGACTGTTTCTGTTGTTGCTGCTCTTGCCAGTATCTTTGCTGCTGGTGCTACTGGTTGGAAACTGGCAGATTCACAAAAAGAAGTTCCTTTGACTCCATTGGACCAAAAGGTAATGGAACTGGAAAAGAAACTTGAACAAACACAACAACCACAAGTTGCTCCAGAACCTGTAAATCTCCCACAACCTACAGTTCAAACAGTAGCACCACAACCTGCTATACTGCCACCACCTCCACCACCAGTAACTACTACTGAGGTAACACAATGAAAACTGAAATGAATAAGGACGCATACTACGACTGGATTGCCGAAAATGATTCATATCCAGAACATTCTCATAAGTGGATAGTGGGACTTTATAACAAATATGAAGGTGTAGAGGGACTTCACCGATACTTTGGAGTTTTTGAAACTCAAAATGAAGCACGAATTTTTGCTTCAAACTATAAGGACAAATATACAAAACCAGGATTTATTTCAAGTGTGCGAGTGTTCCCTTTATGTTCAATTGTTGAATAAATAATAGTACCTGTTATAGTTCGCACCTTATCAGGTAAAGATTAGAGGGCAGAAATGTCCTCTTTTCTTGTATAAATATTATTGCGAACTGTAACAGAAAGAACTATGACTGCACAAAGTCCAAGAATTTACATATACAAGATTATCTTTGAGGAAGTTTTGTATTACTATTATGGTGTTCATAAAGAGAAGAAGTTTAATGAATACTATATGGGTTCTCCTGAAACTCATAAGTGGATGTGGAATTTTTATACTCCTAAAAAGCAGATACTTCAACTTTTTAACTTCACAGATGAAGGTTGGTTAGAAGCATTAGATATTGAAGAAAGATTAATTAGACCAGTTTTTAATACTGATAAATGGTGTCTTAACGAAGCATGTGGTGGAAAGTTTTCTATTGATGTTTCTAGAAAAAATGGACAAAAAACAGGTAAAAAAATGTATGAAGAAAAAAGAGGTTTGTTTGCCTTAACACCAGAAGAAAGAAGTGAAATAGGAAGAAAAACTTTTGAAAAAGCAATAGGTTGTTTTTCCGTACCTCCAGAAGAAAGAACAAAACTTTCAAGTAAAGTAGGTAAAAGAAATTGCGAACTTGGTATTGGAGTTGCTGGAAGAAGTAAAGAAAAAATGACTGAAGATGGTAAAAAAGGTGGTACAAAAACAAAAGAACTTGGAGTAGGAATATTTGCTCTAACTAAAGAGGAAAGAAAAATTATATCTTCTAATGGTGGTAAAATAGGTGGAAGTAAAGGTGGTAAGAAAGGAGGGAAAACTACAGGTACTCAAAGATGGATGTGTCTTGAGACGGGATATATAACAACACCAGGACCACTTTCAATATATCAAAAGAAACAAGGTATAGATACTTCCAAACGAGTTAGAGTATCATAAGGACACTTGAAGAACTGGCACAGGGCATCTCCACAGGTGCCCTTTTTCGTTGTATAATGACTTCATAAGCAACCAAACCGATGACTGACCAACAACAAATCACCGACGCATTTATGAGGGACTTTGAGGAACTCCTGCGTCGTTATAATGCCTCTTTTGATTTTTATAGTTATGATTGCGACACTCATGCAGAGATTGACTTTGATGGTATCTATGATGAGAATGGAAATCAGGTAAGACCTTACATCAACTTTCAACTGCCCAATTACATCAATCCTAACCGATGACTGAACTTACTCCTGAAGCACAAGCAGTTGTAGATGCCTTCTATCGTGAATTGCCCCCAAACTATCAGCAAGGAGGTATTACTGCTGCTCTCCGTGCTGCTATTGATAGTGTAGTTCCTGAAGAAGCAGAAGCATATAAACGGGGAGTAAAAATCCACGAACAAATGGAAGAATACTTGAAAACTCATTCTTTTGAGGTTTATACAGAAGGAGAAACAAAGTTATATGAAAGTGGTTTAGAGTATTCTCAACCTGATTATATTTTTGATGGACAGGGGATGTATTATCAGGACACTTGAAGAACTGGCACAGGGCATCTCCACAGGTGCCCTTTTTGCACTATAATACTCTCATACACAAAGGAACTCCAAATGCTTGATGCCTTTACTGATTATCCTATTCCATCTTATGGTGATGTTGCGGGAGAAAAAGCACCTATTCGTAAGGCAACAATCCTGACTTATGATAGAAATAAGTATTGTGATGTTCTTGTTTATCAAGTAGATGAATATGGTGATTTGAGAGGAACTGTTGTGAATTTCAAGCAGTTCTATCTCTATAAAAATGAAGCACGACTTGATGATGGTATTCAATTTACATATGAAGAACTAAAAACTCTTCCTTGGACTGAAATAAGTTCTCCTCGTTACATTTGACATAATACTCTCATAGACAACAAACCGATGACCGACTTCTACAGACTTATTCCTGGAACTGAAATTCTTCATAGCACCACTGATGTTTATGAACTCACTGATGAAGCAGAAGGTGTAACTCATACTGCAAAACTTCAAGCAGATAATGGTGGGGTGTATATTGAATACACTGAAAAGAACCACGATTCAACAACTAAAAGTATCACCGAATGTGTGTCTATTGGGAACAAACAACTTGCGATCGTAGTTGCTCGTCGTATTCTTGAACTTTATGGAGAACTAAAATGAACTATGAAACCGAAATCATAGATGGACGCAAAGCAGTGGTCCGTCATTTCTTCAAACCACACGAAATCCAAGTTGGTTCTCGTTGGGCACGGGCAGATGGTTCCAAAGGTTATGTGACTGTTGAAGGTCTCAATTCTTATGGGAGCACAGACCCTTGTTATGAAGTTGTGTATTCTTGGGAAGAAAATGGTGTGAAGAAAATCTGGCAAAAAGAAACTTTTAGTTTTCAGTGTCGTTATTGTTTGATTGTAGAATGACTAAATAACAATACCTGTAAGTCGCATTATAGGTGGAAGAGGTGCTTTCGGGCACCTTTTCTTGTATAAATAGTATTGCGACTTACAGAGTAGAAATGAACTATCTAAAAGTTTATTGTAATCTCATCAGGAAAGCAGAGAACAGAACTCCACCTGATGGATATACAGAAAAACACCACATCTTTCCAGTAAGTATTTACGGAAAGAATAATAGAGTTGTAGTTCTTACTTCAAGAGAACATTATGTTGCTCACGCACTACTTGAAAAAATATGTATAGTGAGATATGGTGTTCATCATTATAAAACTCACAAAATGACTAATGCTCATATGAGAATGAAAAATAACAAAAGATATTACAATTCTTATCTTTATGAAAAATGTAGAAATAGATTTAGTGAGATAATTACTGAAAAAAATAAAGGGAGAGTTCATTCAATAGAAACCAGAGAAAAGATGGGTAATATTAGTGAAGATGTTAGAATTTTGAGACAAAATATTGGAAAAGAAGTTGGAAATAAATTTGTAGAATTGAAAGTCGGTATTCACAATTTTACAAAAGAAGAAAGAGTTGAAGTTGCTAAAATGGGTGGAAATAAGTGTAAAGAACTTGGTAAAGGTATTCATAGTAGGACAGAAGATGAGAAATCAAAAGATGGTAAAATGGGTGGTAAAAAAACCTATGAACTAAAAATCGGTGCCTTTTCTATACCAAAAGAAGAAAGGTTAAAAATTATTCAAAAAGTAAATTCTCAAAGATGGATGTGTCTTGAAACAGGTTATATTAGTAATGCTGGTGCTCTTTCAACATATCAAAAAAAGAGAGATATAGACACTTCTAAAAGAAAACGAATATCATAGGGACACTTTCCAAACCGTCACAGGGACACTTTCCAAACCGTCACAGGGGCACTTGAAAACAGGTGCCCTTTGTCGTATAATAACCTTATAAGAAACCAAACCGATGTCTCTCAATTATTTGTGTCTTGTTGATGGTGTCGTAGAATACGGCAGCACAGACCTCAACCAATTCAATCATTACCGTATGGTGTATGCCGAAGAACACCAAGATGCTGATGTTCAGTATCTCACTCTGACTGATGAAGAGTATGATGAACTATTTCCTGTGGAGGAGGGTGATTACTAATGACTGTTGCTGAATGGATTGAGAAACTCAAAGAGTTTCCACAAGACAAAGAAGTAAAAATCACAGATGGGCATAAGTATCACTTTTACGAAGGTGATTTTGACTTCCAACTCTTTGAGGATGTAGATGGTTCTACCTTTGTAGATATTGGTATTGGTGGATTTGAGGTAGAAGAATGATTGAAGCAATTGAAGTCGCACTTTATCATGGAAACATTCTCTGTGCCTTTTCTACCCGTGATGAGTGTAAAACCTTCATCAAAGAAAAACACCCTGATATTGACCCATTTGATATTCAACTAAAAACTCAATACATTAGTGATTACAAACCTTCTGGATACTTTGACCGATGAAATACTTTTTTCAAGATTACCTTGCTATGCCTCTTAGCATTCTATTGTTTCTTCTGATTGCTCCAACTGTAATGCTTGGTGGAGTTATATTTGCCACACATATTCTTGGAGTTCTTCCTGATACTGGTATTTGCCAAAAGGTGGAGAAATGAAACCTTATCTTTTGATTGCGGGGGACAACTATTACCCTTCTGCTTATACTGGTGATTGGATTGCTTGTTATGAAACTAAAGAGGAAGCACAAGAAAAATGGGAGGAAATATCATCAAAATCAAAGTATAGATATGACTGGTATGAAATCGTTGATTTGAGAAAGTGGATGGAAGATACTACATTTGATACTTTTGGAACTACTGGACTTATTGGAGACCCACAGTGAAATTTTTTCAATATGACAAAAAAGTTTGGGATGATGGGGATACTGACCACACCTGGCAGTTTGGCATCATCAAAAATCTTTCATTACTTTGGGTGAATTATGAGAACCCCAGTAGGTTAGTTCATAGTAATGGTGGATTACACATCATGCTCTCATTTCTTACTTCTTCTTCTTTTCTTGGAGTAGATTTTCAAGTTGGTAAGGTTGGTTTGAGTTTTAACTTTTTCACAGAATACTTTGAGGGGTGGCAAGAATGACTGTTGCTGAATTGATTGAAAAACTTAAAGAGTATCCACAAGATTTGAGAGTGGTTGTTCGTGGTTATGAGGGTGGAGTAGATGATGTTAGTCATTTTGAAGAACTTGAAATCTTACTGGACTATCATGATGCTTGGTATTATGGAAAACACGAAGAGGTATTTTCTTGGACCAAGGATACAACTCACGAAAAAGTTCCAGCACTTAAACTTTGTGGAGAATGAAGAATGACTGAAATACCAATAGGTTCTAAATGGAAACATAAGAACTCTAATGATGTTTATGTTGTAATGGAGCAGTATTCTCATAGAGTTGTTCTTCAACACGAACTTACTGGAACAAGTATCAAACTCACAGTAGGACATCTAAATCCAGATGGTTTTGCTGATTATGAAAGGATAGAAGAATGACTGAAAGAACACCTATACAAATCTCTGGAAATAGAGCATTATGTGCCGATGGAACTCTGTGGATGTGGAGTGATGGAGATTTTATGTGTGGAACACCTTCTGGATGGGTAAAACTTCCTCCTATTCCTACCGACGAACAATATGAAATTTTGACAAAAGACAGGGTTGAAAAAGAAAGAGAATGGATAAAAAAAGTAACTGAAAAAGGTGGGGGGAATTAAAAAATGACTTGTCATATTTCCTGCTATAATCAGGAGACCAGAGAACTGGAACACTTCAAAGTTCCTAAATCAGTTTATGTTTATGTTATTCAGTTAGAATGTGAAATCAAGTATGGACGGGGTGGTGTTCAAAAACTTTATCCCGGTAGATTTAATGGTAAATTTTTTGATGAGAAATGAATAATGTTCAACTTCAAAGAGGACTGGGAAGAACCAACTAAAAAAGCAATTCAACAAATCATCTCATATAAGGGATACATTCCATCCAAAGACCTCAACGAGTATCAGTATCAAACCTATCTCAAAGTAGCATCACCCTACGAACTGGAAAAGGACATTATCTTTGAAGAAACGATGCGTAAAGTAAATGAGGAATGTAAAACCTCTTTTGACGCAGAAGACCCTTCTACTTGCAACTATTCTTACTCACGAATGATGAGGTACTTATGACTGACGAACAAATTCTTGAACTTGTAAGATTTCACTTTCAAGAGGGTGGATTGAGAGACGATGGTAGTTGTTCTGAATATTTCGGAACTCCCGAAGATTTTATTGAGTTTGCCCAAGCAATTTATGAAATGGGTAATGAAAATGGTTGGGAAAGTCACCAAGAAAGTGTATCCCTGAACTCCTCTTATCCTACTGATTATAACTATGACTAAACTACTCAAATACATCAAATCTCTAAAAACAATCTATGTTCCTTCACTTTGGTTTGGTGTTCTGTTAGTTGCTTTGTTCTTTCCACAGTATGTTTTGTGGTTTATGTTTGGAACTGCTTGGGGAGTATTGTGGATGATTGCTTACAATTGGTTTCACGACAAATAAGGACACTTCCCAAACTGACCACTGACCTTACCACAGACCTTGTGGATGCCCTATAATACTCTCATAGACACAAAGACATTATGAATAAGTATCGTATTAAAAAAGTAAATCACGATGTTTTGGGAGCAATATATTATCCACAAGAAAGAGTATTATTCTTTTTTTGGGAAAATATATATCCAAGAAGTTCTTCATTTGTTGGTTTTTATGAAACTTATGATGGAGCACTTCAAGATATCAACTCCAGAGCAAGAAATAAAAAAAATGTAGAGTATATTTACAATTTGGACACTTAAAGAACTGGCACACTCCTCCTTGTGATGGGGTGTGTTTTGCCTTATAATACTCTCATAGACACAGACACCTGATGACCTCAGAAAAATTTAAAATCAGACATCCTGAAGAGTTGGAAGTTCTGAAAGAAAGTGGAGACATCAAGGATTATTCTCTTTATGATACTGCATATGGAGAGTATCTTGAAATCACATTCCTCTCTGGCAAAACACTAAAAATTCATAACTGGGGTTCAGAATACAATTGTTATCTTGATTTCACTGAAACTTCACCTCAAACAACACCAGAACTGAAATGACTGAAAGAGCAAAAAGGATTATGAAAGCATACGAAGCAGAGGATACTTACAACTTTCCAAAGGATGGAGTTGCTGCTGCTATTCGTGAGATTGCTAATTGTTTTGAATGGGATAGTTATGGTCTTGCCGAATTGAATGCTGACGATTTTATTGAACTTGCTGATGAATTGGAGGCACTATGACTGAACGAGCACAAAGGATTATGGAAGCATTTTATCTCACTTTCGCAGATAAAAGACAAGATTTTATTATTGAAAAACTTAATGATGATGCGATTGCTAATGTTCTCCGTGAAGTCATCAACCAACTCCAACAAAGTCCTGGTGTGATTATGTGTGCTGATGTGTTAAAATTGTGTGAGGAACTGGAGGCACTGTGACTGAAAGAGCAAAAAGGATTATGAAAGCATATCAAAGAGCAAAAGAAAAATCTGTTTACTATGATGAAGAATGTGTTTCTGCTGTTATTCGTGAGATTGTAAGTGAATTTGGATACTATCATGGTGATGATGATTGTGGAAGATGGGTGGTTAGTTCCATAGACCTTATTGAACTTGCTGATGAACTTGAGGCACTCTAATGATTTTAAATGAAGAAATTCTTGTTCTTGCTAAAACCTGTGGGTTTGATAGACACATAAGTAAAGCAACAAACGACATTTACTGGGAATGTGATGAAGAAGACCTTCTGAAGTTTGCTCTAATAATTCACGAAATGGGTTATAATGAAGGTAGTTATGACACTTCAATCGTAATGGGAGATGAAAATGTATGAAAAACTTTGAAGAAATTGATTGGGCAGTTTTGTCTGTATTCTTTATTATAATCGTTGCTGCTACTTCTATCACCTATAGTGAGCAACAACAACGAGCACTCTTTCAACAAACATACAATAAGAACTTGGAGTGTCGTCAAGCACTCAAAGACCAAACAGTAGGAAGAGTGAATGAGATTTGTGGAGAAGTTCCACAAATCAAAGATTTTGTTGGGAGAAACTGAAATGTATAGTAATGATGATAATTTGTGGGGACTTATTCTTTTATTCGGTTTTTGTTTTTCTCTTGTGGGTATGTTGCTATTTGCTGACGGACAAGGATACAAAAAAGGAGTGAATGAAACTCTTGTTTTGTGTATGGAGAACCCAAAAGATTGTAAAATTAAGTATGATTATTTGAAGTTGGAGAACCAGAAATGATTGAAAACAAACAACTCACAGAATATCTCAAAGAAGTTCTCAATCCTCCTGATAATGTAGAACTCTCTGTTTATGATGAAGATAATAATGAAAAGGATTTGTCTAATGGTATTGTAAATGTTTGGATAGAGGAGAACCAAAAATGAACCTCACACGAATAATCTTTGATAAGTGGAAAATCTGGATGACCATTCCAAAGGACACTCTGGAGTGTGCTCTCACATATAGAGAAAGTTTGGGGTTTTATGATTGGTATGTTATGGATTTCTGGTATTGTCTCAACCACGATTGGTATAAAATAAACAACAAAATGTATGCTTATACTGGTTGTGATAAACCATATGTAGAACCCAGAGATTTTTATGATTATGAAGAGTATTGGAGTGAGAAATGATTAAACCCCTCTACGAACTACAAAATAATCTAAACTGTTGGTGTCAAAAATGTTGTGAAGAACAGACAGGGCATCAACGTATGTTTAGAATGGTTCTGTGCCCTACTTGTGGTAATAAAAGATGCCCCAAAGCAACCGACCATAAGTTAGAATGCACGGGTAGTAATGAACCAGGACAGAAAGGGAGTGTGTACCAGTAGAAGAACTGGCACAGTAGGCATCCAGAGTGGTCTGTGATGCCTTATAATAGTAGGACAAACAAAGGAACTCCAATGACTATCCAACAATCAATTGAACAACTTTCAAGTGCCGTAGTTACATATGGAGATTCAATCATCAAAATAGTTGAACTTATAAACAAACAAAATAATCAAATTGATTATCAATCTGCTCAAATCAATAAACTACAAAAAGAACTCCAAGAACTCAAATCTAAACTCCAATGACCGAACTTCAAACAAAAGTTTTCAATGCCGTCAAATCAGGAACTACTGACGAAGAAAAGACATTTCTTGCTATTGACGCACTGAGAATGTGGTATTTTGAGCAGGGGTATTTTGCTCGTGCTTATAGTCTTGAATCGGAGAACCCACAGTGATTACCGACGAACAAATCCTTCAAATTGCGTCTGAACATCTTTATGTTCTTACTTCTGTGAATGAATGGTGTGGAGAGAATGAAGACCTCTTGAACTTTGCCCGAGCAATCTACGAAATTGGTAATGAAAATGGTTGGGAAAGTCGTGCTGATGCTGAATACCTGAACTCATCTTATCCAACTGGACTTGTAGGAGACCCACAATGACTCTTGTAGCAATCTTTTATCATCACTCTAACAATCTTCCTATTGTGATGGAAGTATCTTCAACTGAAAAGTTTCGGGATTGTTGTGATACAATTCCAACTGACTGGGCATACCTAATGAATAAGGAAACTGGAGAAATTACATACACTTATAGGAATAAACTATGATTAAAATCAGTAAAACTTACCATCTTACACTCACCGAAGACCAAGCAAAAGAACTCTACGAACTTCTACGAACTGAAAAGGATAGTGGATGTCTAACACCGGATAAAGAACTGGTGCTTGTTTATCACGAACTCAAAAACCTCTTTGGTACTTATGGTGGTGTGAAATAAAAAAACCAGAACCTCCAAAATCCCGACTTATCCGTGAAGATTTTTTACCATATGAACCAATGAAAAACTATCGCATTAAAAAAGTAACTGATGATGACGGAACAAGATATTTTCCACAAGTAAAGCATTTGTTTTGGTGGCATAATCTCATTTATTCCTCTCCTTATAATGGTGATGGTGGATTTTCGACACTTGAAGAAGCAACATATGCCATTCAAAAATTAAAGAAAAAAGAAAAGAGTGTAGAATACATTTACGACCTAGATTAATTATGAATAAGTATCGTATTAAAAAAGGAACTTATGGTGATGTTATTCGGTATTATCCGCAAGAAAAGTTTTTGTTCTGGTGGCATAATACCGTTGAACCTTCTTTTGATGGTGGGTATTCTACTTTGGAACAAGCACAAGAAGCACTTTGTTCTCGTATCAAAAAATCTGTGGTAGAATATATTGACTTTGACCCAGAGAGGGACTGCAAATGACTGAACAACGCAAACTATGCAAAGATTGTCTCTACTATGAGAAGAATTGGTTAGGACATCTTTTTGGGAGTAACTATTTTGATAAATGTTACAATCCAATCATAACTGGTGATTTGGTGACTGGAGACAAAAAAGGTGAGTATTGTGGAGTTGCCAGAAATCTTGAGATGTATTGTGGTAGAGGTGGTAAGCATTTTGAGCAACTGTGGGGGGATAAAAAATGACTGCCAATTACAAACAACTTGCTGAAGACCTTTACGATGCTCTAAAAAGATTGAAAAATTTGATGGATGATGCAAATGGTAGTCCTATCAATAGATATGGAGTTAGTATGTCTCTTGCTGATAAAGTCATTCAAAAATACGAACAAGAAACCAGAGGAACTGGAAGAACTACTGTTCTTTATCACAAAGCAATCACAGAAGCACTTGAAAATCCTGGTAAGAGTGTGGAGTTTATTGACCATTATCCTCATACCTGGAGTGGTGCTAGTTTTCACAGAGAAAGATTAGAAAAGATTATCAATAAACTGGGTTATAATATTGTGGTTTCAACGAAGGGACAAGCACAAGTATTTCTTTACAATAAGTTTGTGGCAGGACACTTGAAGAACTGGCATAGGTGCCCTTGAAATCTGGTGCCCTTTGTCGTATAATAATCTTACAAACATAAAACGAATGAACCACGCACTTATTCTGCTTCTTGCTAATCTAACTTCTGTTGCCTGTGTGATTGGAGGAATCATTCTTGCTCTTCACGGGATTGCTGGTTGGGGATGGTTTCTCTTTATGTCTGGTTTGCTTTATACTTCTTATAGTTCTTCTAAAACTACTGATTGATTATGACTGAACCACCAGATTGTTTGGGTGTTGTTGGTAAATGTACCGATTGTGAAAATCCTGTGTTAGAATACCTGTGTAATCAATCTCTTTTGGAAGTGCGACCAGAAAGTAAAAACTTTGACTATTGGTTTTCTTGTAGTAATATTCTATGTAAAAATCATAGTGGTGGAGGTTCTTATGGATATTATTATGATGATTGGGTGGATGTGAAATGAAATCCTTCAACATTAATACCAACGTCAAGATTCGTCTCACGAAGTTCGGTAAAGAACTTCATAAGAAACAGTGGGAAGATTTTTGGAACTCTCACGGTAAATTGGATAAGTTTCCTTATGAACCACCTAAAGAAGATGAAAATGGATACTGTGAGTTTATAATGTGGGACTTGATGAATAAGTTTGGTTCTTATTGTGTATTGGGATGTGAGTTGCCTTTTGAGACTGTGATTCTTATTGAAGATAAGGATTTGAAAGATGCCTGAATTTGTTATGATTGTTTTGATTGTTTATATGGGAGGTTCTATGTTTTTGGGACTACTTGAATACTTTATGGATAGAAAGAAATGACTGAACCAACCGACGAACAAATTGATGAACTCTGGGATGAGATTGGAGGGTATTACAATCTTTATCCTGAAGTTAGAAATACTATTCGTGAAGCACTCAATCGTTGGGGAAATGTGGAGATTGAAGAATGAAATGTAAATACTGGGATTGTGGATGGTGTTATGCACCAGAGAATGTAGAAACCAACGCAACTCAAGGTGGGTGCTTTGAACCTGAATATTGTCCTTATACTAAACAAATGACTAACCAACAACCTCCTGATATTATTGAAATTGGTGGTGTAAAGTATCAACGAGTAGAAGAACCAAAACCACCGACACTTTATGAGGCATTACATGAAGTGTATTACGGGACAAATTATGTTCATAAGGAAGAGATTTGTGGTGTGGTGGAAAGATGGTTGCCTGCTGAAGTGATTGAAGATGGTGAGGATTATAATAATGGTTGGAATGATTGTCTGAAACTTATGCGTGATAAAATTAAATGACTGACTACACTCTAATGGAACTGGAACTTATCTGTGAGGAAGTCGCAAAACTTCCAAGAACCACAGACACTTCCTATGTGCCCCCCGATGTGTTAGAATTGGTGGAACAACGGATTTGGGATTATTGCCACAAATGACTGAACTTCTTAAAACTCCAATAAGATATGTGGTAGATATTCAAAATAAAAAAATTTCTCTTCATCAAGAAGAGGACTTTGAAGTATTATCTTTTAATACTATTGATGAGTTTATGTATGCTCTAACAGATATTCGCAAAACAAACAACATTATCTGGTATGTAATTCCACCAGGATTGATTGACCCCCCTATTAAGGTGAACTGAAATGACTAAACACGAGATTGGTGAAACAATTGGATTTTATATTTTTGTGGGATTGATGGGTTGGGCACTTGTGTCTTTATTTCCTCTTACTTGGGGGCAGGCACTCATAATCTCTTGGATGTTTAACAAACTTATTGATGTATTAGAATGACTTCTATTCTCCAACAATACACTCTTGAAGATTTTGTAAAATGTCGTAATCAAAAAGAGTGGGTTTGTGATAATTGTATGAAATGTGGTGATAGAGATTGTTGCTCTGGAAATCACATTATGTTTAGAGTTCCTAAAACTGATGATTGTCTTTGTTCTATTTGTATGAGTGGATTGAAATGAAACCCTTTTTGGGAGAAGAAATGACTTACGAAGTTCAAACTTGGGATGATGCAGATAAAACTGTGTATTATGAAACCGTAAAGGATGCTATTGATTATGAGAATGCTCGTGATATAATTGTAGAGAAGTATCCAAATCGTAAAGTAATTGCTGTGATTAGAAAATGAATTTACTTGAAACACTTGAATACTTTCTCACAGAAACCGCAGCAGATATGGATGGTTTGTCTTGGGAAATCCGTGAGGAAACTAACTTTGAGGACAACAACATAGACCATTTGACTGAATGTTATGATTTCAATAAAGAACTTTATGATAATCTCAAACAAATCAAATCCATTATTGAGAAACTGAAATGACTGAAATTCAAACTGAAATGACTGAAATTCAAAAAGTAAAAGCAGAAATCAAAATGCTTGAGAAGAAACTCTCATTCTTGGAGGAACTGGAAAAAACAAAATCACCAGTAGAAGAAGCATTCAAAAGAGTTTATGGTAGGTATCCTGTGACTGATATTGCCGATACTTGTTGGGATGGTTCAACTTGGACGAATTTTGAGCAGGGTTATAATGCTGCTTATGAAGAGAAAGTATCACAAGAACCAGAAGAAGAACCAGAAGAACTCAAAACTCTTCATCAATTATTTCATGAAACAGTATGGATTGTACCTGATTGTGATGAGTTTTGTGAAATTGTAAAAGAATGGATGTCTCAATACACTCATAATGTGATGACTGGAGAATACTTGAAAGGATATGAAGAATGTCTTACTGTTTTGGGAGAAAATTTGAAATGACGAAACAAGAACTCAAAGAACTTATCACCCCAGAGTTTCTTTCTACACTTCATAGTGCTGTGGAATGTTGTGGTTGGGATGTTGATGCGATGGAGTATAACATAGGACAACCAGTAAAACCTTCTGGGGATAATCTACCGTATCCTTATATATCTTCCTACATTCATAATCCAAAACAATCTAATTGGACTTGTTATATGTTTGGTGGTAGTCCTGGTTGTGGAATTGCTTATACTCCACAAGAAGGACACGTTCCTAATAGGTTTGTGAGGTTTATGATGAAACTTTGTTTTGATTGTACTTGGGTAGAGGAGAAATGAAATACAACAGACCTATGAACTTCTTTGAGAAAATCCAAGTTGGTTGGTGGTGGATTGGAGAAATCTTTGATGAATGGTGCTATACTATGAGAAGTGAAGACGGAGAGTTCTTTAACTATCTTCAAAGTGATTATGTCCGTTATGAACAGGAAATGTATTATGACCACAAATAAAGAAAAAGCAGAAGAACTCCTAAAAGTTATTTGTAAAAGTGAAGCACACAATACTGCTTGGATGCTTCAAGAGGTTCTTCAACACCTTCGTAAGCAACTATCAGGACAAAATCCTGTTGATTTTAAGGATGAACTAAATGTGATGTATGTTCTTGGTTATGATGACTGCTTAAAGGATATTGATGGTATTTGTGATGAATTGGAGTTGCTATGACGAATACCGCATACCAAATCTGGGAAACATTCAAAGCAGAATTGATTGTTGAACCCACCGATGATATGAAACAAGCACTAGCATCTTCTATTCGTGTGATTTCTTCTATCATTCATAGAGATGGAATTATTGACCAAGAACCCTTGTTTATTCATATTGCTGATGAACTGAATGAATATGCTGATGAATTGGAGGCATTATGACTGAAAGAGCACAAAAAGTATGGGATACTTACATCAACGGATATTCAGAAGCACTAATGACCCCTGTGGAGAATTTTTCTACTTATTTGGATAAGGATAGTAGAAAAATTCTTGCTTCTGTTATTCGTGCTATTGTAAGTGATTATGAGACTTGGGAAGATGGAACTTATATGGTAAAATCCAAGGATATTCTTGAGATTGCTGATGAATTGGAGGCACTCTAATGATTTTAAATGAAGAAATCATCAAACTTGCTAACACCTATGGGTTTGATAGACACATAAGTAAAACAACACACGACATTTACTGGGAATGTGATGAAGAAGACCTCTTGAAGTTTGCCCGAGAACTTTATGATGAAGGTTATACTAAAGGTTTCAAAGTGGGGCACGATGCTGGTTGGGAATTAAATGAAGAAGTATCACGCAAAGGATTATGACTTTACTTGATACTCTCAACTATTATCTTGAAGAAGCATCAGGACAAATGGAAGAACTTTCTTGGGAAATCCGTGAGGAAACTAACTATTCTGAACTTTATGATTTTCATAAAGAAAACTATGATAATCTCAAACAAATCAAATCTATTATTGAGGAACTGAAATGAAACTCACAGCATTAGACCTTTATATTCTCACAGACACTCTACTTCATTCTTTAAGTCAGAATAATTATTGGACTGGTTCTGCTACAAAAGAAGCACGGGATGGTGTCCTTAAAAAACTTGAAATCATTATGAATGATATGAGTGTAGAGATTATCACAGACAAAGCAAACTTCACAATTGATGCTGACGCAGGTATTTGAAATGACTGAAATGAAACTCTATAAACTAACCTACGAAACTGAAATCGTTATTCTTGCCGAAGATGAGAAAGAGGCACTCGCAAATGCCCAGTATTATGTGAAAGAAGAAACACCAGAACTTGTGGATTGGACTGGGGTAGATGAAATGAACCAAATTCCAAAGTGGAAAGGTGCTATTCCTTATTCTGCGAAAAGGCAGTATAATGTGAATGAACGAAAATGTGAGGAGTTTGTGGTATGACTAAATGCACCTGTTCTTATCTTCAAATAGGAATGAAGACCTCCGACACCAAAAACCTCAATCCAGATTGCCCATTACACGGAACTGATAGTGTGTGGTATAATAGTCCAGAACAAGTCAAAAAGAGAGATGAAAGGTCGCAACGACTTCGGGAACTTTATGATGCTGCTCGCAAAGCAAGGGAGAATGTAAAATGAAAGTTTATTCACTTTATCACAACGACACTTATGTTGCTTCCTTTCCAAATAAGGAAGATGCTATTTTCTATGGTAAGCAGTTCTATGAGGATGGATGGTCTTGTAATATTGTAGAAGAGTATTTGAGTAAATCTCCACCACTTTATAGCACTCCTTATATTCCACCTGCTTCAAGCACTACTCCTACTATTCATAATGTAGTAAAAGCAGAACCTTATAAAGATGTGAGAGCAAATTGGGAGGAGAAATGACTTACGAAGTTCAAACTTGGGATGATGCAGATAAAACTGTGTATTATGAAACCGTAAAGGATGCTATTGATTATGAGAATGCTCGTGATATAATTGTAGAGAAGTATCCAAATCGTAAAGTAATTGCTGTGATTAGAAAATGACTGAAAGAATAGGATATAAACTCAACCCAAACAAACTCAAAGGAGCACCTCAAAGTATTCTTCCTTATGTTGTTGGTGCTTTTTATTACACAGAAGATTTTGAGTATTTTGATGTAATCAAAAATTATCTTGATATTCCAGAACCACCCAAATCATTAGAAGAAATCCAACAGGAATGTGAGGAGAAGTTTGATGATTTGATTGAGAGAACAAAGAATAGTTTTTATAAGTCAAAGTATATTGCTGAAACTTTGTATGAAACAAAGTTCAATAGAATTATTGAGAACTTTGAGTATGCGAAGGAACACGGACAATTCCCAGTCAGACTTACAGTAGGTAAGTTAGATTGTTCTACTCTTGGTGTGAGCAGTGCTGTAGATTGGACTACAGAGTTTAGAATTGGTAAAGATGAGGTAGGATACTGGGACATCAAACCAAACATCAAAGTGTATCTGAAAAAGAAACCAAATCGTGTTGTGAGATACTTTACTAGGATGCTTCTTGATTTTACTTGGAACGACAAATGACTAAACTATCAGCAGCAGACCTTATGGTAATCCATAATACTCTCTATAAAAGTTTAAATGTCGTGGGAAATAGTATTTGGACACAAGAAACCAGAGAAAGAGTTATGGATAAGGTGTCTATTATTATGGAACAAATGAACGCAGAAGTTGTCTGTGGTGATGTAGAACCTATTGTAGTGAGTGGAGATGTAGGGGGATGACCCACCCATCTTATTGTTGCCAAAAATGCGGAGAGCAGATAGGATATATTGGAAGGTTCTTTCAGTTTATTCGTATTCCATTACATCGGTGTAAGAAATGATACATAAATGGACTACTGGAAATCCTAAAGAAAGTGGATATTATTGTTGTTTATATTATAATATAAGACCCGATGGATATTTCTACAAACACATCTATTGGTGCGAAAAGAGAAAAAACTGGATTTCTTGGAGAAATCCTTTTAGTTCTTGTTTGCATCACTTTCAGGTTGTAAAGTTTGCAGAAGAAACCAGGAGTAATTTTTACCCGTGAATATATGGAGAATGAGAAATGACTAATCCCTTAATTCAAAAATATTATGAGATTTATCCAGAAAAGAAAGAAGAACCAAAGAAAGAAGAATCAAAGAAAGAGGAGTATGAACTTACACTTGAATTTTTTGAGGAACTAAAAAAACTAAATTCAACTAATATTTCAGTCGCATCCAATCTCACAACTCCATCAGTAGCAACATCAAACACAGGTATTACAAAAATCAAATCCTACGACAAATACAGTGGGAATGATGCTTTCTTAGAATTGGCAGAAAAAGTAAAGAATGGAACCGCACAAGTAAAATGTGTATCTTTAGAGGTTGATGCTATTGGATGTTTCAGTTGTGGTAAAAGAATAACCTTTGAGGTTTATGATTATGAACCTTGAAGAACTCCAAAAGTTCTTGGATGATAATAAAATCACACTTGAAGAGTATATGAGAGCAAATATGATTCTGATGAAGAGATGAATTTTATGGTATTTTGAATAGAGGTTATTATGACTAAACTTGAACTTACACAAGAACAAAGAGAATTTCTTGAAAATGAATTCAAGAGCATTCCTCAAGATATTGTAAAAGAAAATCAAACATTCACTACAATAGAGGGTATTGAAAACCAATTGAAAAAAACTGAAGAACAGATTGAATTGGAAAATCCACAGTATCAAGATATTAGTGGTGTTATGACTTTTTATGGGTGTATGAGGAATGGAAAGTATAGTGTAAATAGATTTTTTGTACCTATAACAAAATGACTGATGAAGTAAAAGAACTCCAAAAGTTCTTGGATGATAATAACATCACCTTTGAAGAGTATATGAGAGCAAATATGATTACTGATGAAGAACGGAAATATCTTGATAAGATATGGATGGATGCGATTTATAAGAACTTGGGTGAGAACACTTGAAGAACTGGCACAGGGGATTCTCTGGATGCCTCTTTAGGTGGTATGATAGTCTCATACGCAACCAAACCGATGGACTACGAAACTCACATCGACATCCACCAGTATTTCCCTGATGATAGATTTTATTACAAACTCAAAGTCACAGATGTAATGAATATGGATTACTACTATGAGGGTAGTGCTAAAACTCTTGATGATGTTATGGATTGTATCAAACTTCACCTCAAACAACACCAGAACTGAAATGACTGAACAACCAAAACTCTACGAAATGAGTGTAGAAGAAGTCAAAGAGTATCTAAAAACTCAATCAAAACCACAAAGTTCTTATCAACCAGAAAAGAAAAAGAAACCAGAAGAACCACCTCAATACTTTTACGACATTTCTACAAATCTTTTTGTTGGATGATTGACCTTTCACAACTGACCGAAGAACAACTCAACGAACTTCAACTTCAAATCCAAAAGCATAAGGAACAACAGAAGACAAAGGATGCTCTGGAAAATCTACAAGGTTATAAAGTAACTTTTTATATTAGGTTTGACCCTGAAAAGCATAAGAATCATGATATGCTTACAAATGATGGAGAACTTGACCCGAACATTTTTGCTGATTATCTGTGTGATAATCTTGTTACAGACCTGATTAGGGATTTTGAATTGTATGGTTATGAGGATGTGAATTATCCTACTGTGGAAGTAGCAACAAAACAAGAAATTGAAGAGAAATTTTGAGGAACTGAAATGACTGCCTTCACTTACAAAGGATACGGACGCATCTACACTAATCCAGAGAATATTCAAGATGTAGAACAAATCATTCAAGAACTTGATGAGTTTGAGTGGGGTTATTATACAGGAGGACTTGTAGCATCTTGGGATATGTATCCAAATGTTGAGTATGTTGGTAAGTTTGAACTGAATGAAGAAAAGTTCAAACAAATCTGTAAAGAACGAAACATTCCTGTTTTTGTCTTTAATGCTTATGATAATGATTATCCTCGTGGTTATGTCAAAACTTTGAATAAAGAAGAAATCAAAACACTTTCTTATGGAGAACTGAAATGACTACGCAAATCACCAAAGAACAACTGAATCAACTTTGGAATGCGATTGAATACACACGGGGAACGATTGGAAATGGTTGTGTAATTGAAAGTACGGAAAAACCTGATTGGGTGCTCATTCATAAAGATAGGGCACATCAATCCAGAGAGTTTCTAAATCAAGCAAAAGACCTTGTAAATCAACTCAAAGCACAACTGAAATGACTAACGAAGAAAAACTCAATCTTCTCCTCAAGGTTCTCAAAGAAGTAGCAGAGGTAAAACACTGCTATGAAGGTCTATTTGGAGATGATTATACTCCAAGTGCTGGTAGTTATGATGATGCCTTTGAAGATGGTTGTGCTTATGGTGAGATTACCTTTGCCCGCACTATGTTAGAATGTATTGGTGAAAAGTTTGAGTATCCTTGTATGAAAGAAAATGACTGAACGAGTAAAATTCACACACATCACACGAGTGATTGGACCAAAATCAGGTATTCATTATTTGGATGCTATTGATGAGAATGGACAACACTGGACTGCTGAAATGTCTCACGGTGTAGAACCTTGGATTGTTTATACTTCTAATTGGAAAAAAGACCCACAACAACCTTATGACTAAACATCCTACGAACGATTGGAACTTTCACGATGACGCAGAGGATGCCTTTGTAAAGTGGTTTAATGACTTTTATAGTCCTTATACTTTTCGTAGTGAGTGGTTTTATGGGGACTGTAAAGTAGAAGACGAAAAGACCCGTGAGGACATTATGTATGGTTGGATACACGCATCTTTTGTTGCTGGTTGGGAAGCAGCAAACTATGCTAAACTGGAGGAGGAAGTAGGACTTACTGATAATGAGTGATATAATCTACTACAAAAATGGTGAGGAAACATTTCGTATTTCTCCTTCAACTGTTGGAACCAAATGCCCTGAAACTAAACTTGAAATCAAAATGATTGAACAAAAATTCACACTTGAACTCACACTTGACGAACTTCACATGCTTGATAAGTATGTTGAATATTGTGAAGAAACAAAAGAGTTTTTTGAAAAACTTAAGAATGCTTATCCTAAACCAAAATCACCAATAGAAGAAGCATATAAGGACTGGTGTGGTGAGTATCCATTAGGTTCTCCAAGTGAAGACGCAAGGTGGGGTGCTTTTTTAGCAGGTTATCGAGTAACACAACCAAAAGCAGTTCCAGTTGATGACCCTCCCGAATATGATGAAATTGAACACGATATTAGTGAAAATGTAGAAAATAAAACAATCCGTCAGGTGATAGACCGATGGTGGATGGATACATTCACATCTAAAAATATGTGGTCTGTTAATGAATGTATTGATGACCTTGCTGACCAAATTCAATTTTGGATTTTGAGGAATAAGAAATGACTAACCCAATTGAAGAACTAAAAGAAAAAATTGCTACGATGCAACATAACCTCAAAGTATTGGAGCAACTTGAAGCAAGCACAACAGATGTAGAAAAGGCATACAGGGATGCCTACGGACATTATCCAGAAACAAGTAGTTTTGCTGTAAGTGATTGGGATGTTATAAGTTGGGAAGCATTCCAGAAGGGTTATGAGGCAGCACAACCAAAAGAAGTTTCAGTAGAAGAACAAACAAAACCGATGGAGGAAGTTGTGGATAGGTTGGAGAACAAATGGAATTCTGCAGCAGAGAATTCTGCAGCAGAGAATTCTGCTTATTATATTACTGATGAAGTAGTTGATAGGTTGATAAAACAACAACAAGCACAAAAACTCTACAATAGATTGTATGATGAACCAGAGCATTATGATGAAGTGGAGTGGGATGAGAAGGATAATCCAAAACCTATGAATGAGGTTCTGGATAGGTTGGAGAATAAGTGGAATTCTGCGACAGAGAATTCTGCTTCTTATATTACTGATGAAGTTGTGAATAGAATGTTGAAGAAGTGGGAGGAAAATCCACCAGAGTTCTTGAAGTTTGAGTTGGGGGAAACCCTAGAAACCCGAATTTATAAGTGGTGGACTACTTGCTATAGCAAACACTGGACTATTGATGAGTGTACTGCAGATTTACTGGATATTGTAGAATTATTTCTTCCACGAGAACAATCGGCAGAGGGGTCTCAAAATATCAATACCGAAGTTGCTGTAGAAGCACATAATGAACTTTTGCAGAAAATCAAATCAAAATTGAGGAATAAGAAATGAAACTCCACGAACGACTTACGGAATGGTATTATACTCACGATGCCGTTCAATCTGGTGATGTAATCGCAAATGAGATTGTGAATGTTGTGAAAGAATGGTTGAAAAATTACCATAAAGAAGACAACAACAAATACGATTTTGACTATTTCAGTGGATGGGCAGATTGTATTGATATTTTAGAGAGAGATTTGAGATGAGATACAATCCAGCAGATTGGGATACTTATACTCAAAAACAAAGAAAAGAGTGGCATTACAAACCATATGAAGAACAACGAGAGATTATAAATCAATCATATCTCTCAATTATTACTGATGAGAATGGAAATCTTGATGCTTTGAAAATCCTTGAGATTATTATGGATTTACAAGACCGAGTAGAAGACCTTGAAACAGAATGTGTGAGGAAGGATTATTTCTAATGACCGAACAATACGGGAATCTTCCTGATGGTTTCTTTCTTTCTGAAAAGGGGATTGAAGACTTGAGAAACTCTAAAAAAGAATTGACGACTTATGGTAGAGAGAAACTGAGAGAACTTATTGAAAAGCAGAAGAAAGAGGACACCTGACGAACGTATTAAAGGCAAACTGTAATGTACAAAATTCTTTTACTGGAAGGACCTGATGGTAATAGGTATAAGGGAACTCTCTTACATACAGGCATTTGGTCCGTAGAAAAATTTGCAAATTTGAGATCATCTGTCTGGTGGGACACCGAAAAACAAGGTTATTGGGGGAGTAATATTTCTTACACTGACGAAGAGTTAAAAGAAACATTCGTTATTTTAGCAGAAAGTGAAACCTATATTCATCCGTCCAACTTCATTATTCACGATGGACGATGAAAAACTCTTGGATCTGTAGGACACCTGACGAACTGGCACAAGATCCCTCCACAGGGGCACCAGATGCCCTATAATAGTCTCATACACACAGAACCCTGATGAAACCCTTTGATTACTACTCCAAACCCCAAACTGTTTATCCCAACAAAAAGGATTACATCACCTCTTATGTTTATGATAAGGGTGTAGTTCTTTGGTCTGGTCCTACTTGGGAAAAGGATAAAGCAGAACTAAAAGAAGAATATCCTAATGCTCTCATTCAAGAAATTTTGGATGAGGACGCATACAAGGCACAACGCAAAAAATATACTGATGAAGAGTTTAATCTTCAAGTACAGTTCCAGAATGATTTGTTTGAAGATTATGGTGTGACTGATAATCCTAAAAGGTTCATGTGTTTTGACCTTGCTTGGGAACAGGGACACGCTTATGGTCTTGAAGAAGTGTATAATAAGTTTGATGACTTGGTGGAACTTATTAAGGATTGAGGACACTTGATGAACTGGCACAGGGGATTCTCTGGGTGCCTCTGGATGGTGTATAATACTCCTATACACCCAGAGAATGTGAGTATTCTCATATCACACAAGAACTCATCACCCAAACCGCAGAGGACATTCTATCTTTTTACAAATGACTGAACGCAACTTCAAGAAAGAACTCTCTCACTCTGTTTATTATGATATGGAGGATGGGAATGATACTGAAACCATTTGTTATCCTTCCTTGATTTCTATTATCACAGAGTTGTGTGATAGAATTGAACAACTTGAAAAATCTCAACATACACACTCGGAAATGAACAATGACTGAAAACAAACTGAAAATTGAACAAGAAGTGATTGATGACCTCTATTTTCAAATGAATGTCAATAAACCAAAAAAAAGATCCCAACAATTACTTGAAGAAGGTCTAATCAAAAAGGCATATTTGATGGGGTATTATGAATGTGAATGTAAGAACCAAAAATGAAACACTCACCATACACACTTGGAATAATCACGGGATTTTGTATTGCTGCTCTGTATTTTATGGCACCTGGTATCTTTGAGAGTTTCAAACAACCAGAAGCAAGTTATGAAACAAATAGAAGAGTATCCTTATAAAAAATATACACCAGATGAAGTTGCTGATGAAGTAGAGTGGGATGAGAAAGATAATCCTGCTTCAATTGGATTCAAAATTGCCGATGAAGTTGTGAATAGGTTGGTGAAAAAACACCAAGCACAAAAACTTTTTAATAGATTGGTAGATGAACTTGGTTTCGAGTTTGATACTTGTAATGATATTGTAGATTTGGTGGAAGACTGGATTTTAGAAGAACAAAGTGCTTCTGGTTCGCAGAATGTGAATACTGAATTGCTTGTTGAGGGATTTAATGACGCAATACGCAAAATGAAAGAGATGTTGCGATGACTGAAAATGACTAAAAAGAAAGACACTTGGAAAAAGTGGAACATCTATACCTCAATCCATCTCTTTGAGTATTGTGTGTATAGTTGGAGAAATCATATGTGGAACCATCTTGATGGATATCCAAATGAAGAGAGAATGAGAAACCTATTCTGGTATTATTTGAACTACGGACACGCAAACACTTATTATGACTGAACGAAACCTAAAACAACAACTCCAGTATTCCTACTATGAGGATATGGAGGATGGTAGAACAACTGAAACGATTGATTATGATGCCTTGATTGAAATTATTGATGATTTGTATGATAAAATTGAAACACTTCAAAGGGATAATGAATTCCTGAAATCTTATGCTTGGGAACAATGACTGACGAACAAATCTGCGAAATGGTTAATAGGCACCGATACCTTATGAGGTGTGAGATTAAACACGCACTTGATAAATTTTGTGCTGAAAATGGGAACCAAGACTTCAGCACTGCCAATCGTTCAGAAGCATTCAACGATACAAAATGGATTGAATTTGCTAAATGGTTCAAGGAGATAAGAGATGAATGAAGAACTTTATATTCTTTATCTCAAACTTCGTGGTGGATATTGGAGAGTTAAGGAGGCATTTTCTATTTGGGGATTTTTGATGACCCATAGTTTGGAAAGATTAAATGAAAGATGTCACGGTTTAAATTGTTTTGATGAGTTTTATGCTACAATTAATGGTGGTTGGAAAAAATGACCGAACAATACGGGAATCTTCCTGATGGTTTCTTTCTTTATGAAAGGGAGATTGAAGACTTGAGAAACTCTAAAAAAGAATTGACGACTTATGGTAGAGAGAAACTGAGAGAACTTATTGAAAAGCAGAAGAAAGAGGACACCTGACCAACTGGCACAAGACCCCTCCACAGGGGCACCAGATGCCTTATAATAGTCTCATACACATAACAAATACTCTATTTTTATGAACAAAGAACCACTCCAAGCAAAAGTATCCGACGAAGATTACCAAAAACTTCTTGATTACTTCAAAACTCAACTTGTTCAATCGGTTGTACCCAACAACCCTTTGAGTAAGGTTCAACAAACACGAACCATCTATTCCAAAATCAAAGAGAAAAATGTAGTAGAAGGTCTGGTTTCTTTTGATGGTGAAGAACCTGCTTGGGTTCCGATTGAAACCATCAACGGGATTTATTCCTTTATCAACAAAACCTTTGACAATTTTAACATTTGATAGTATAATCGTCTGGTGCTGTGTCTGTGGACCGAGTGGTGAAGGCAACCGTCTGCAAAACGGTTAATCAACGTGGGTTCAAATCCCACCAGACACTCTTATAAATTATGAGGCACTAAAGGAACTGAAATACAAATGAGTGAAGACCTAATCTTCTATACAAATGGTAAAGAAACGTCCCGTATTCCTTCTCCAACTCTTGAAACTCTTACTCTTGGAACCAAAACACCAGAAACTAAACTTGAAATAGAAAAAACAATGGATAAAGAAGATACTGATAAATAATAGTGCTTATGTGTGTCGCAACCATAGCAGAGATTGGGTGCTTTCGGGCACCTTTTCTTGTATAAATACTATTGCGACACAACATAAAGCAGAACTATGGAACTCAAAGAGTATCACTATGTTTATTATTCCTATGAGGAATATGGTAGAGGATATTTTGGTAGTAGAACTTGTAAATGTTTACCAGAAGATGATGTAAGATATTTTGGTTCTTACAGGGATAAGACATTCAAACCAACTCAAAAGATAATCTTGAAAAGTGATTATGCTACAAGAGAAGAGGCATATGATGATGAGATTACTTTACAAGAATATTATAAAGTAGTTGAAAATCCACATTTTTCTAATAGGGCATATCAAACATCTACAAAATTTTCTTATATAAGACCAACAGAACAAGCAAGAGAAATTGGAAAAAAATCTGGATTAAAAGTAAAAGAACTTGGATTGGGATTTCACGCACTCACAAAAGAACAATTAAGTGAAAATTCTAAAAAAATGGTAGAAAAACATAGAAAAACTGGAACTGGTTTATTTACTTTAACTAATGAACAAAGAAGTAAAGGTGGATTAAAAAATAAAGAACAAGGTTCGGGAATTTTTTCTTTAACGGAAGAAGAAAAACAAAAAATAAGAAGTGAAGCAGGAAAAATAGGAGGGAAAAGGGCAGCAGAACTGAAAGTAGGTGCTCACGGAAGAACAAAAGAACAGATGAGTGAGGATGGTAAAAAAGTATCAAAATCAGTAAGAATACAAGCAGGAAAAACAACAAGTTCTCAAAGATGGATGTGTCTTGAAACAGGACATATTTCTACACCAGGAGGACTTTCAAAATATCAAAAACATAAAGGAATAGATACTTCTAGAAGAATAAGAGTATCATAAAGGACACTTGACGAACTGGAACAAGGTGCCTTTACGGGGCACCTTTTTTGTTGTATAATATGAGAAATCAAAGGAACATTATGGAAGATAGATTTTATCCAGATGAAATGTTTGAAGTTGCTGAACGAAGGGAGAAGAGTAATCGTGTTCTCCAAAGGTATAATGACTACTACAATATGGAGTGTGAATCATTACCAACTGGAGGACCAATTAGTATGATGCATATGCAAGCAATTGCATTACAATCTGCAATTGATGCTCTGCGTTGCGAAAACCTGAATCGTGAGTATAATGAAATCGCAATCTCTGATATTGAGGATTTGATTGAACGATTGTATCAACAGAGTAATGAGTATCTTGAACGAGTGAGGAAACTGAAAAAATGACTTACTCACCAAACCTGTGACACTTGTGAAACTGGCACAAGACCCCACCAATCCCCCTGTGGATGCCCTATAATAGTCTCATATTCAAAAAGAGCAATGACTGCTTCCAATCTTTCTAAAATCAAACCTAAACTTCGCACTCAAGGCTCTGTATCTGGGAACTTTGGTAGGGCAAAAGTTAAAGCAGGTTCTCCTTTGCGTGATATTGGAATGACCGATGCAAAAGTAGTTAAAGTTTGCACACAAGAAGATTATCTGAAGAGACTCTATCTTGCATATGAGACAACTGAAGATGCTAAACTGAAAAAGTTTGTATTTTCTGAAATTAAAAAGATTCTAATCCAACGAGGGGAATGGTGAGTAACACTGTTTACGCATATTCAGAAGTTGAACGTGCTTACAAGATTCTTAAAGAACTTGCAGAACGTGAGAATAAACTTCATATGATGGATATGACCATCAATCTCCAGCATCTTGATGTTATTCAATACGAGATTCTTCCTGCACTGGAAGAAATCGTTTATTTTGACCCAACTCCTTAATTGTCTACATAGGTATAACAATGGACAGTTTTTTCACTGTCCATTTGCACTTGATTACGCACCGAAAGGGTGCTATGATTACGAAGTAAATCACTCAAATGATGTTCGACACATTCAATTTTACTGGTGATGCCACTACCTTTATTGGTTTGGTTGGTGTTATTAGCACTGCTGTTATTGTTATTACTGTTTTCCGTTCTTACTGGTCTAGTCCTTATCGCAAATGAATTATTCAAAATCCATTCAAGAGTACGAAAAAGAACTCAAAGAAGCAAAGAAAAAGTTTGATAAACTCTCAAAGCAATATAAAAAGTGTAGAAGTGTTTATCAAGCAGAGATGATGTACGATGACCTAACAATTCTGAATGAAGATATTTCTGAACTTCAGATGATTGTGAAGGAACTGCGTCAACAAAAGAAACTTGCCGAAATTGATGTTGTCTAATTATGTCTGACCTTTATACTGAAATCTTGGTGTTTAACAAAATGTCTTTTAATCGTGAGCAACTTGTTGAGGATTATATCCAGCAAACGATTGGAGGAATGGATTATAAGACTATGGAACGTTTTGTTTATGATACTTTGAAAGATAATCTAGCAGATTATAATGATGAAGAATTGATTACAGAGGTTACAGACTACTACCCAGAATTGTTGGAGGATGTTGATACTCTGTGACACTTGTGGCACTGGCACACTAAAAGATCACAGCACCTCAAATCCTGCTATAATTACTTCGTAATCAATCAACACCATGTTAGTCCTTGATTCTATTGGTTTCTACGATAAGTTTCAAAATTATAATCTAATCCTAGATTTTTCTGGTCGTTGGGTAGAACATTATAATTATATGATATCTCCTTTTAATGAAAAATGGATAAATAAAACCTATCAAGATGAGATAAGGCAAAATCGGTTTTACGATGTTTGATTGTGCCTTGTGCCACTGATTCTTCTGGCACATAACACTTTACAGACCCCAGAACCTGTGCTATGATGTATTCATCAAGTCAAGGAGGTTTCAAGATGATTGACACTTGTGTTCTTCACGATGATTACGAGGACTTTGCTAAAAAGTTTCTCGGTGTTGATTATGAGGACTTTATTGGTCTTCAACTTGGTCTTCCCGATGAAGATGAAATTGAAATTGAATACTCTTTAAGTATTTGATTTCATTTGGAACGGGTTTGCCAATGGGTTGGAAATATCTAACCAATAAAGTTACCCATTTTTCGTTCCCTTGACTTTTCATTAAATGTCTGCTAAACTGATTGCTCTTGCTTCCGAAATCGTTGATACCAACCCTGCTGCTGCTCAACTGATTGTTAGTCTGACTAAAGCAGAAACTGGTGCTGAACTCATCGAAGCACTTGATAACTATGATTCCACCGTGCTTGAGAACTATTCTGAACCTGTGGATTCTGAAGATGAAGATGAAGGTGAAGTGACTCTCACCGATGCAGATGGTATTGTAACTTCTGTTTGATTTTTGATTCTTTAATTTCTTAACCAACTAATTTTATTATGGCACGTCGCAACAAGTCTGCATCTCGTCAAATGGTTGAAAATCTTCAAGAACAACTTGTTGAGTATTTTCAAGAAAACATCTTTGATGATTGTGATTACGAAGATTTGACTGGTTCTGACCTTCTTGAAGCACTGGTTGGCACTTTCCGTGAACTGGAAAGTGAAATCCAAAAGAAAATGAACCCGATTCAGTATGTGCTAAATAAAATTGACCCAGAGGATTCTGAATCTCAAGTCCTTAACGGTTAATTCTTACGGGCATCAAAGGTCCAAACTTTGAATAAGACCCACACCCTCTATGCCTCTTAACAATGCACAAACCAGAGGGTCTCTTGGGCATATGGTGAAGTGGATTATCACACGGCTCTTCTAAAGCCTTATCCCTGGTTCGAATCCAGGTATGCCTGTTTAATATAAATAATAGTGCCTGAGTTGGGTGCAATCTTCACAGGTAAGATAGTGGGGGCAGAAATGTCCCCTCTTCTAATATAAATACTATTGCACCCAACAAAGAGCAGTTATGAAAGGTACTATTTATTGTATCCACTGTATTTCCACTGGAGAGAAATATATTGGACAAACCAGAAGAAGTATACAAGATAGACTAAGATATCACAAATACGCATCTGCAAAAAGTTCCAGAGCAAAATTATACATACAAGCAAATAAAACTGGATGGGATGATTTCATAATTGGGATTGTTGAGCAGTGTGAGGTCAATCAATTAAATGGAAAAGAATGTTTTTATATTGAAACATTTAATACTTTAGAAAAAGGACTGAATAGTTCTCCAGGTGGAGGAAAATTCCCAGTTATGAAAGGAAAATTGCACCCTTTGTTTGGAAAAGGACATAAAAAGGAAACAAAATTAAAAATAAGCAAAAATCATCACAATGTCTTAGGAAAAAACAATCCAAGGTCAAATTATTATGAAGTTGAATTTTTAAATGGAAAAAAAGAAACTGTTCATTGTTTGACGGAGTGGGGAAGAAACAATGGATACAAAAAACAAAATTTATTTAATTTAGCTTGCAATCTCCAGAAATCACCTCACAAAGATATTTTAAAAATTACTAAAATTCAAAATGAAAGTTAAAGTAGCATCAGATTTGCACCTTGAATTTTTAAACTCTTTTGAAGAAATTCCAAACTTAGGAACTGCTGATATATTAGTGCTGGCAGGAGATATATTTCCAGCAAAGTATTTAAAAACAAATGGAAAATTAAAAGACATTTATCTTCGTTTTGTGGATAAATGTTCAAAAGATTTTTCACATATATTATATGTTCTTGGGAATCATTGCTATTATGGATACAATTACGAAGGAAGTAAGAGGAAAATAAAAGAGCATCTTCCTCATAATTTCCAAATCCTTGACAATGACACAGTTAAGATTGGAGACTGGAACTTTATAGGTTTCACTCTCTGGACTGACTTTAGAAATGAAAATGCTCTAGAGATGATGGAAGCAGCACAAGTGATGAATGACTACAAAGTTATTCGTATTACTCCAAAGTATCGGAAACTGAATCCAACTGACACTCTTAATTTTCATAAGGATAGTAAGAAGTATCTGTTGAATCAACTACAAACACTCAATGACAATGTATTTGTCATCAGTCATCATGCACCGAGTTATCAATCGGTTCCACAGCAATTCAAGAAACACGCAAATGGTGCCTATTGTAGTAATCTGGATGATTTGATTGTTAATCATCCACAAATTAAATACTGGGCACACGGACACACTCACACTGCTTTTAATTATATGATTGAAGGTTGCCGAGTGATTTGTAATCCTGGTGGGTATCCTGGACAAGGAACTGGATTTAATCCAGATTTACTTTTTGACATCTAGATATAAGGAAGGTAGAATCTTCCCACACATTAAACTCGCAAAAGGTCGATGGACTACTTAAAAATTGAACCAAATCAAACTATTCTTGTTCTAAACGCATCCTATGAACCAATTAACTTTACTAATTGGAAAAGAGCAATCGTGCTGCTTATGAAGAACAAAGCACAAGCACTTGGTAAGAGAGTCATTCGACTGGTCAATTACATTAAGTTGCCCTACGAGAAACTAATGCAAAATAGACCATCACGAGCAATGATTTATAAACGTGATGGTCATAAGTGTCAGTATTGTGGTTCGACTAAAGAACTAACTATTGACCACATCATCCCACGTTCTCGTGGTGGTGAAGATACTTGGGAAAATCTTACTGTTGCTTGTATGCCTTGCAACTCTAAAAAAAGTGATAAACTTCTTGAAGAAACTAATTTGTCTCTTCGCACTATTCCAAAAAAACCACTGAATAAGATGCTATTTGCTCTCGATAGAGCAAATGACCCAGAGTGGAATGAATACTCTTATGCCTAAACTCAATAATGAGTTTTATACTGTAGAATATGAGTTTATGGGGAAGAGAAAGTTTGCTTGTTATTTTCAACTTGAATCCGCACAGGAAGCAATGATGAAAATGATTAAGAAAGGAATGGTTGTTAATGGATTAGAAACCAAGACTCTCAAAAAATAGTCAGTGTGCCACTTGTAGCACTGTCCCTAACACCTCTCCAAACCCCCTGGAGGGGTGTTATACTATGGAGACAAGCAAAGGGGAGGGATGACTCCAAATTGGCAGCACAACTCAGGAAAAAATAAGAATACTAAAGGTTCTTGTAAGGGGAAACTCAAAGCAAGAAAACAAGCATTGCAGCACATCAAACGCAAACTCAAAGTAATCTGATGACTTATCAAAATCTTCTGGAGATTCTTCAGACTCTCACTCTGGAGCAGTTGAAGATGGATGTGTCAATTTATGACATTAGTTATGATGAGTTTTGTCCAATGCACAAATTTCATTTTGCAGATAACACTGTAGATGTGCTTGACCCTGACCACCCTTACCTTTCTTTCTGATTATGAACTCTAAAACTATTACTTACATCTTTCTTGCTTTTATTGCTGTTCTTGGATGGAACTCATTTGCAATTCAACGTGATGAGAAAATGTTTGATGCTTATGATAAAGCAGTAGTAATTAAAAAATTGTAATTTGAAGTGAGTATAAATTAAAGAAATTATTTAATTTATAGATGCCACTTCATTACAAACCCAAAGTTGATGATTATGTCAGGTGGAAAAATCTAGAGGGATGGATTTATTTCAAAGATGATGCGTATGTTTCTATTGAGATTGCAGTAAAAGATAAAGTCTGCAATAAAGGTTCATTTCATAAGAAAGACCATCTTCTTGTATTGTGTTATTATGAACAATGGAATAATCTTGAGTATGTAAAGACAAGGCAATCGAAATATGAGGGGTAAGATTGATACCGATGTGCCACCTGTAGCACTGGCACAGTAAATGAGCACAGACCCCCCTGATGCCCTACAATACAGGGACACAAGCAAAGGAGACCACTTGGCAGACCTCGATACTATCTTTAACTACACCACCTCTCGTTGGGATTGGCATGAAGGTAATGTCAATCAAATGTGGATTCAAGAGATTGAAGAATCTCCTGATTTTTATCGTTATATTGCGGTTGCTTACAATCCTCGTAAGAATGTGAGCACAGTAGTATCTGAACCTCGTTGCTATGCTGACACCTTGAAATGGGTTCGTATGTATTGTGGTAATTTCTGTATTCTTCCTGAGTATTGCTATTGATTATGCTTTACAACATTACAGTTAAGTTTAAGGATGGAACTGTCGAGACGTTTCAACGCAGAAGCAACATCAAACCCATCAACAGTGTAAAACTCACCGATAAGATTGCTAACGAAATCTTTCCACGAGAGTGGAAAGAAATCTCTTCCAAACCTGTTTATTGATTATGTCTTTCACCACTATCACTCTTGAAAAGTTTCACGAACTCCTGGCAGATGCTTATGCTGTCTGCGTGAATGACACTCTATACTTTGTGGGGTATGATACGGACGACAATCCTTACATTTCCGACAATGATGGGGATGATTATGTTGACCTCTCCACTGTAGATGGTGACATTGAAGTTCACAAAAACTATGTGTTCTTTTATGTGAACGGTGAAGCAATGCAAATGGTCTTTCTCAACATCAAAAAACTTTCTTGATTATGTCTTTCACCTTTCCTCGTCTGTCTGCTGGTATCTACGAAGTTCAGAAGGATTCTAACACTGTTGGATTCATTCGTAAAGCATCTGCTGCTAAGTGGATTATTGTTGATGTTGTAGACACTCCTCAACAAGTCACAAAGACTCTCAAAGAAGCAAAGGATGCTTGTGTCAATCTAATCATCTTTGATGTGGTTGACAAGACCCCTGAACCTGAGTATAATGACTCTGTAGGGGTTGATAAGGTGAATACTGAACTTAATAAGGTTCTTGAGGGTTCTTTGCACTGCTATAAGCAGATTCCTGGAACTGATGAGTTTAAGGAAGTTTCTCCTGTTGAGTTTGGGTTTGCTGAACCTACTCTTGAACCAATTTTGTTCTGATGTTTAAGTTTATTTTACATAAATTGTTTAATCAAAGAAAAATGCACGATTCTACTCTTGACCTGTTTTGTAATCACGAGTCTGCTGAGTATGCAGATGAGTATGCAATGGAGATTGAACGTAAAGCAGCAGAACTAGAAGTGACTGTTGATTATTATATGGCCGAGTTTATGTGACCTCTGTGCCACTTGTGGAACCGTCCAGCACTCTTCCCGAACGCACGGGAGGGGTGCTATAATGTATGAATACAAACGTTACTTGACTTATTGATGCTGACTCTTCTTCCTTATCAACAACGTGCTCTGAAAGCAGTTCAGAACTCCATTAAAGGTTCTGTGTATATTCCTACTGGTGGTGGGAAAACTGTTGTGATGATGGAAGATGCTCGTCAGAGGATTCTTAACGCACTGGAACCAATGACATTTGTTGTTGTTGCTCCTCGTATTCTGCTTGCAAATCAACTTTGTTCTGAGTTTGAAGCATATCTCAAGGACCAGAATGTTGCTTATATGCACGTTCACAGTGGTGAAACTCATCATCAATCCTCTACACGTCCAGCAGACATTGCAGAATACAATGACACTGCAATCGGAAGTGGCAAGCATCAGTTTATCTTCACCACTTACAATTCGATTGGTCGGGTGAATGAGTCTGATATTGAAATTGATGTTGTGTATTTTGATGAAGCACATCATTGCGTGAAACCATCTAACTTTGTGGGTATTGCTCATACTTCATCAGTTGCAGATAATGCTTATTTCTTCACTGCAACTCCGAAGTTCAATAACAGTATGGAGTCTATGAATAATACTGATGTTTATGGCAACAACATCATCAGTATTCCTGCACAAGAACTGATTGATGCTGGTAGTATTATTCCTCCCAAAGTTGTGCCTTATGAAGCACAAACCATTCGCACTAAAGAAAATGCTGCATTTGTAGATGCAGAGAACATTGTAGGTATCCTGTCAGAGATTTCTGATTGTGATGCACCTAAAGTTCTTGTTGCTGCTCCTAGCACCAAAGTAATCTGGGCAATGTTTACTGAGAGTGATTTGCTTCAACAACTCAATGATATGGGTTATACGATTATGCATATCACTTCTAAGCACGGTGCTTATATTGACAAACAGAAAGTGTCTCGTGAAGTCTTCTTTGAGAAGATGAATGAGTTTGGTGCAGACCCAGAAAAGAAGTTCATTGTGTTTCACTACAGCATCTTGTCTGAGGGTATGAACGTGCAGGGATTGACTGATTGCATTATGCTTCGCAATCTTCCATTGATTGAAATGGCACAGACTGTTGGACGGGTTATCCGTATGCACGGTGATGACCGTAAAGCAATCGCAGATGGTAAGATGAAAGCAGGAGAGTTTGCTTTCTACAAGAAACCATTTGGCACTATCACGATTCCTGTTAATAACAACTATGGTGATAAGATTGCAAAGCAACTTCAAAATGTTGTGGATACTATCTTTGTGAAAGGTGAAGTTCTTGGTGTATAAATTATATTATGTGTCCCACATAGAATTATGCCATTTACAAAGAAATTTCCACAGTCAGGAGAAACAACCCATATTCGGGTTCCGAAATGTTATGCTGAACTCATTGAAGAACTGATGGTAACGTTAGATGAACGATTTGATGTAGATAAGGGCAAACATCTACTGAAGAAGTTCATACACAACTTAACGTGAGTCCAATGATATCCTGTGCCACCTGTAGCACTGGCACAGTAAATGAGCACATACCCCTAAATGTGTTATAGTAGTTCTATGGTTGAGGAAGACCTTCAATGACTTACACCCCACATCTTTCTAAGATTCCTTATTTGATGATTCCAGAAAACAGAGTGAATCTTGCATTCAACTGGTATCAACGAGATAGGAGTCATCCACAAAACTTTCCTGCTTATTCTTATTGGATTCAACAATGCACAAATGATGGGAGTGATTACTGATGGAAATGCTTGATACTGTTCTGACTATTGAGGAAGTTTTGACTGATAAACAATTGCTTGCTCTGCAAGACATTCTTTGCCATTACAAAGAGTTTCAGGAAGAACTTTACAACTATCCTGAACCTGATACTCTCTTCACTAAGACTCAACAAGAACTGTTTGACATCTTTAACATCAAATGACTTCTATTTCTTTTACCTCTGGTGAGTTGTTGGATATTATGTCCGTACTTGAAGAGAAAGAAAATGCTCTTCAACTTGCAGAGAATTATCAACTCTCTGCTTATTATATGCACCTTGGGGGTCAATTCCAACGGATTTATGATAAACTGCAGGAGTTTGTTCCTGAGAACCGAGTTGCCAATCTTGTCCTTGCTGTGAATTGATGACTATGGAAACACACAGTCTGATTATTCTTTCTACTGCACACCTACATCCATTGGAAGCAGCAAAGATTGATGAATTTTCTTATGTTGGAAACAAAGAATGTGCTCTTGTTTCCACTGTTTCAGAGATGAGGGATTTCTATTATCAGGGTGGATTGGTTTGCTTGTGCGACCTGTTGAAATTGGTGCAAGAAAAATATAATGCAAAATATGTTCTCTTTGACCCTGATGCAGATACTACTGATGAGTTCAGGTATTATCAATGGTGATGTGCCAGTTGTAGCACTGGCACACTAAAAGAGCACAGAGGCACCAGATGCCTTATAATACTCTCATACGAAACAAACCGATGACCCTGACCGAAGCAAACAAGATATGGTCCGACTGTTACAACAGCGGCGACCTCTCACTGTGGAACAACTATACTAACGCCCAGCGTGAGCAGGCAATCGCCACCCGAGACGCCCACTTCAACGGTCGCCAGTGGGGCATCTGGAACATCAACGATTGGGACTGATTGCCCTACCTGGTGGTCTGACTGGTAAGTGATGGCACTCTGAAAACTGGCACAGGGCATCCTTCGGAGTGCCCTTTGATGCCTTATAATACTCTCATACACAAAGGAACTTCAAATGCTTGATGCCTTTACTGATTATCCTATTGAAAAACTTGATGATATTGAATTTGAAAAAGCACCCATTCGTAAATGCACCATTCTAACTTGGGACAGAAATAAGTATTGTGATGTCCTTGTATATTTTGTAGATGAGGATGGTGATTTGCGAGGACACATTACTAACTTCAAGCAGTGGTATTTGTATAAGAATGAAGCACGACTTGATGATGGTATTCAATTTACTGATGATGAACTGAAAACTCTTCCTTGGACTTGCCGATGACTGCTATTGAAATTGATGAAATGATGAACCGAATGGAATCATTTGGTGGTTCATTTGTTGTTGCACTTGCTTATGCAATGCGAAAAGCAGACCCATCAAATAAAACTAGACTGATTCTTGCCTTTCCTGAGTATGTGAAAGAGTATGGACCAGAAAGTCAGTTTCCTGCGTATGAATGATGAAACCTAAGTTCCGTGCCGTATTAGAAATGGCAATAGAAGAAGGTGTAAGGTTTGGATACAATCGTGCTTTTAAGCATAATTCAGAACCACACATTGATTCTATATCTGATAGTATAGTTACAGAAATCTTTAATTCACTTGACACTTGGTTTGATGACATCAACGACACTGAAAACTAAAATGAATCCTGAAATTAAACAGAAATGGGTTGATGCTCTGCTTTCTGGCAAATACGAACAAGGCAGTGGGAAACTCCGTGGTGCAAATGGTTATTGTTGCCTTGGTGTTCTGTGTGACCTTTATTCACAAGAACACGATACTCAATGGGAGTTTAGGAGTCATGATGAAAATAGTGATGAAACTAATCCTGAACCAATGGACTATTGGTATTTCGATGGTGAGGGTGAGTTTCTGCCTAAATCTGTGATGAATTGGGCAGGATTTTCTCTTCATAGTCCTCAAGTTCGAGTTGATGTTACTGAGGATGATGATAAAGATGATTGGTCCTATAAGGAGTATATTGCCAATCTGAACGATACGGGTTATACTTTTGAAGCACTTTCTAAACTAATCGAAGAACAATTTTAATGGAAGAAGAAAACACTCTGACACAAGGACGTATTCCTACTCACAAAAGTGTAAACGTTGCACTTTTCTTTAATGATGAGATGGATGATGGTGAAGTGAGAGACTTTATTGAACGTATGACTGAAAAGTATCATCATCCTGATGATATTGTGAAAGATTATGAATACTGGTATGATGAGTGAGTCTAGTGTGAGACTGTGACAGTTGGGGGACTGTCCACCAAACCCCCCATTTCCCCCTCTGGGGTGCTATCATTACAAAGTAATCGAGGTTAAGAGACCCAATGCCTGCAACTGAAATGCAACTTAAAGAATCCACTGTTGATTTCATTAAGGATTTGGTTGAGCAATCCTATTATGATGAAGATATGTATATTTTCATCGGTGAGCATGGTGAAGATACATTTGTTCAGTATTACGAAGAGTATGTTCAGTTTGGTGAATCTTATAACTATCGTGCTGTAGATACTTTCATTGAAGAGTTTGGTATTGATAATCTCTCTTCCTTTGAAGATGCTTACCGTGGTGAATGGGAGTCTAAAGCAGATTATGCGGAAAACTTTGTAACTGATTGTTATTCTGTTGATTTCCCTGCTTTTATTGAGATTGACTGGGAAAATACCTTTGACAATCTTGATTCTGTTTATGTCAATGGTTTTGTTTTTGATACCAAATTCTGAATATGAAACTTCAATCTAACGATGGAAACATGGTGGTAGATTTCTACCCCATCAAAACACCTTTTGGTGATGTATCTCAAGAGTGGTTCTTGAAGACTCTCACTTTTATGGGTCAAAGTCAATCCAAGAAGTTTCTCAATCGCATTGAGATGAATCTTGAGATTGAAGAATATCTCAATCACACTATTCCGTATGAAGTTGTAGACTTCAATACGATTCCACAACTTGCTAATCCTTTTATTGGTGTCTGACAATGCTTCTGAAACTAACTGACATTGAGTTTGATTTTGATGATGGAGAAGAAATCTCTGGGGAACTTCCTTATGATGAACAGGTTGCAGTCACTAAATCCGTGATTGGTGAAGTCTTTGAGGTTGAGACTGAAGATGAACTTGCTGATGCAGTTTCTGACAGAACTGGTTGGTGTGTGAAATATCTTGATTATGTTGAAATCTCTGAATCTCACTGAGTCCAATGATGCCCTGTGCCACTTCTTCTAGTGGCACACTAAAAGAGCACAGACCCCTAAATGTGGTATTCTTAAAGGGTGGAAGGGGTCACACCCACCCACAAACGTCCAACTAACTCAAACTAAAATGACTGTTGATTTCTCTCGTGATGTGATGGTTGCTATGCTCTGCCAGGGTGATACTGGCAACGACATTCTGGATATTCTGAATGTTCTTGTTCCCTATCAAACTGAACTCACTCGTGAGCAAGTTTGTGAAGACCTGGGCATTGCTGATTGTCCTGAGAATGATGATGAGATTGCCCGTGCTATGGTTGCTGCCTGAGTTTAATTTGGGGGAGATTCAATTCTCCCTCTGTGGATTTAATTCATTTACTCTTTGATTCCAATGTTTGTTATCTGTCCCGCATCTTTTGATTTGATTGATGCTGAGTGGTTTGACAATGTATATGAAGCAAAAGATGAAGCACTTGATTGGAGTGTTGAACTCTCTGGTGAGAATGTGATTGTTTATCGGGCAGTTGAGGAAGATGATGGTGCTTATGAGTTTGATAAACTCTATGCCATCTCTGCCTGATGAGAACTAAAACACTCACATTTAGACCACCAAATAAGATGCGAACTATAATTCTTATCTTTGCAGTTGCATTTATTTTCTCTCCGAGTGTGAGGAATGTAACTGCAAACACACTTTACACTGTTGCTGATATTATCAGCACAAATCGGTGAGTCCAGTGTTGAGATGTGCCACTTGTTCTAGTGGCACACGAAATGGGCACAGACCCCCAAATATGCTAATCTTAAAGGGTGGAGGGAGCAGGTCGCACTGTCCCACCCGAGTCTCAATCTTCATTCTTTTAACATGGACCGTTCACAAGTCATCTCCAAGATTCAGTCTATCCTGAAACTTCAGGAAGGAACTTCTTTTGATGGTGAAGCAGATGCTGCTGCCAAGATGATTGATAAACTGTGTAAGCAGTATGGTGTTACAATCACCGAAGCAACTGAAACTCAAGTTTATGATGAATCTTTCATCAATTTCAAACGTGTGAATGTTGCACTTACAACTCTTCTGAATGCGATTGCATCTTTCTATGATGCAAAGGCATATATGAAGAATGGTGATGTTAAGTCTCTGCAAATCATTGGTAGTGAAGCACAACAAATCCAAGTGCGTCTCTATTATGATTACCTGAATCAAGTGATGGAGAAAGAAGCAGAAGTTGCATATCAAGCAGAGAAGATTATGTCTGCTCTAACTGGTGCAACTGTTTCTCGTAGTTTCAAACTTAATTTCCGCAAGGCATTTGCAGATAATGTTGCTCTGCGTTTGCGTGAAATGAAGAAAGCAGAGAACCGAGTTCACGATGATGCAAAAGCAGTGAGTGATAAACTCTCTACGATGCGATTCGGACGTGCAAAGAAGATGAATGGTGCTAATGGTGCTGGTGCTTATGCTGGTTCTAACGTTGGTGCTGGTGTATCTCTGAACCGTCAAGCAACTGGTTCTGTGACCAAACAACTGTGTGGAGTGTGAGTTAATCTCGCCTCTACTTCACTTTTCCCTTTATTCCTAATACGATGAACGCACAACTGACAATTGATGAGTGTAAACTGATGTGGGTTGTTGGTGCATTGCAACGACTTGCAACTTTGGGTATGATTGGTCCTGATATTCCTCTGAAACTTTCTGGTAGTGCAGTAGATGATTATCTTTATATTGATGAGCATCGGGAAATTCTGTTTGAATCTGATTTTGAGATTGCAAGTATTTTCACTGCTATTGTCAATAGTGAATGTGACCCAAAAGTTCAAAATCCTGATGATACCAAACCTCTGATTGAACTTCTTCTGCAATATAAGAACAATCGCACCGAGATTGTGAAGTATGCACTCTCGCAACAAGTTATTTGAAAATGACAATGGATAAAGATTTAATGCAAATCACACTGAGTAAGGAAAATTATAAGGTTCTACATAAACTCATCTGCGACCAAATGGTTTATATTCTTTCTCCGTTTGACAATGATGATTATGAACCAACGCAAGAACATCTAAAGATTCTCGACGCAGTTACAAAGTTCAGTTCTTATCAAGTTACTTACAATGTTTGACCTTCTGAAGTTTAACCCCCATCATATTCCTGAGTGTATTCAAGCACGACATAAGTTTTCCAACGGTTGGGAGATTAGTGTAGTTGCTGGTCCACCGAATTGTGGTCTCTATGGCAACATCAATGAGAACAATTATGAAGTTGCAATTTTCCGTCCCAATGGAAATATGACTGAAGATGTAAATGGTTGGAATACTAAAGAAGAAGTATCTGCGATGATGTGGGTGCTGTCTCAACTCTAGTCTCTTATACCGTGTGCCACTTGTTCTAGTGGCACAGTAAATGAGCACAGACCCCTGGATGTGGTATATTAAAGAGGTGGAGGGGTCTGGTCCCACCCGAGTCCCATTCTTCATTCTTTATGCAAACTCTCGAACAACAACTTAAATCTGATTGGAATGAAACAATTTCCAATCTGACTCCTGAAGAGAAGGAAATGCTGAAGAACTCTACTCCTCAAGATTGGATTAAAGCAATTTCTGATCTTGTAAAAAGTCCTGAGTTTTGGGCAAGTATTGCTGTTGCATTTGCTGAAGGAATTATTCGGGGGATTGATTCTTATGCAAATGAACAGTTCTGAGTCCAGCATACCCATCAGGGATGCTGATAGGTAGAAGAACCGTTACCACCTTGACAAACACCCAGATCCGTGCTATGATGAACGAAGTTCAGACTCAAGAAATGACTGCTGCTCAACGGATGGAAAAGCAATTCTTCATTCAAATGATTCAACTTGTGAATGAAGTGCAAGGTAAGCAGAAACTTCCTTCTCAAGTTAATTCTTCTCGTAAGTCTGCTTGGTGTAAGAAAGTTTCTAATCCCAAGCAAAAGAAAGATGCACTTGCTCGCATCTAGTTCTTAATTCTTTCATCTGTCCCACACAAACAACAAACAATGCTGATCAAAACTGTTTTCGATGTTCAAACCAAGCAAGCAGGTTATGCTATTTGTGATCCTGCCACTGAACGTTGTGGTTTTGTGACTTATAGCATCATCAATGCTATTAAAGCAGGGCAATGTAAAACCTTCGCACAAGTTCAACAACTCATCAATGCCTGAAATGAATCAAATGTATGAAGTTACTTATCAGGTGCCTTACAACGATTGTGAATGGAGAAGTCAATACTTTAATACTCTACAAGAAGCACAATCAATGGTAGAGTTTTATAGGTCTTGTGGATCTCCTGCTAAACTGATTGAACGTAAAGTAAGTAACTGAAATGACTCAAACTCTCACTGAAACCATCTACTCTGATGCTCTGTTATTTCTGACTCGATACTTCAATCAGTTTGATGAATGTCAGTTGCAAGAACACGATGATTTGACTATTCAAGATATTGTTGATGTTCTTGGTTATGCAAGTTTCGAGGAGCATTATCATTCTGATGTAGCATATATTTCTGATATTCAGACACTCAATAAACTTCGTAATGAAATTCGCAATCGGTTCTATCAATGACTGAACTCATCAATCGAACTCATATGCTTATCGAGGCACTTGAGTATTATATTCAAGACCTCAAAAAGAATAATTGCACTGAAGCATCTATTCAAGCATACACAACTCTTCTCAAAGAGATTGATGTTGACAACTACTCAGTCATTGATTAAAACAAAGATGAAACGTAAAGAAAAACTTGAACTACTATCTAAAGCACAAGATGGTAATGAACTTCTTCTAATCGCACAAGCAATTATTAACTCTCAAACCAAATGATTATTCTTCAAAAAGAAAACTACGGTTGTGTTTATACAATTGATCCTGATACTCAAGAACTCTTCTATGCCCCCATTCATACAAACAACACTGTAAATCTTTCTGAGTTTGCACCTGTTGATCTATCAAGTGTAGATGATGAATATGATGTAATTACGATTCAAAAAGAACTGATTAACCTAAACACTAACACTTAATCATAAGATGAAATAATCATTTATAACGATAAAATGTTTTAATTGATAATTAAATTAAATGTATTAAAAAACATATGTTAGTGTTTTGTGTTGATATAATGATAGTGTTATAATAGTCTTTATATCCTCTTTAGACACTTATAAATGCCTCTAGGTCTTGTTGTCTAGGCCCGCATTATACCATAAGACCCAAAAAAAGTCAAGGGCATTACAGACACTCCTAGGGGTGGCACAAGACATATAGACAATGAAACTCCTGAGACTCACACATCTTATGAGTCTTGGGAGTATTTTGCTAGTTACTCGTAAGACTCATAGGTCTCAAACCACTGCAGTAACTGGCACATCGTATCGTGAGTCTCACTGATTCTGCGATAGACTTATAGGGTCGGGAGGGGAGGGAATATTATAAACTCCCATAACTGATAAGAAATACGCAGAACCCAGTGATTGCAATACTTTTTCGGGGCATTATAGTTTTGTCCCAAAACCCCCTATAAATAACCCTAGTTTTGGGACAAAACTTATGAGACCACAAAAGTATAAGAATTTGGGTGAAACTGAAAGAATGAGAGTGCCCTTATGCAAACAACTTACACGTTTGTGTGATGCATTAGATAAAAAGGCAGAAGATGGATATGATGTCGTTGAGATATTAGATTCATTTATTGAGAGTATCAAGGACATATAAACCTTTCGTTATTCATAGCACTTCGTCATAAGAATTCGTTATACATAAGAGTTCGTTATCCAGTTCGTCATCTCTGAGAGTTCGTTATACATAAGAGTTTGTTGTGCAGTTCGTTATACTATGAGTATAATAATATAACAATACTGTTATATGTTTATCATAAAAACAGTTCGTTATGCCACTCCCCATATGGTTTGCTATTCTGTTCGTCCTGTGCTATACTATTCGTTGTATACAGTTCTGTGTGCTTACTTGTAGTCTCCCTTTCTTATACTTTACATCATTTCTTCGTTTATGCCCACTCCCGGTATGGTTCGTTATTAGAATCAAACAGTGTTACATAAGCACTTATATCGTGCCCGTTCGTTATGCCCACTCCCGGTATGGTTCGTTATTAGAATAAAACAGTAATGAATATAAAATATTCGTAATTGTTCGTTTATTATAATAGACAGTTATTTTATGTTGTTTGTTATTCTTATACCTAACCGTTGCCCCCCCCCGGTATATAATTTTAATGGGTCCTTCAAGGCTACACCGAACCGAAAACGAGAGAGTAATTGTCTTTCAAATAAAAAAATTTTTCCAAAAAATTTTTCCAAAAAAGTTAAAACATAAAATTATGAATTACCCAGAAGGAACTATTAAGACAAACACCCAAGGAAACAAATACATCAGAAAAGATGGAAAATGGGTATATATGAAAAAACCAAAAGAAGAAAGGAAAATATCAAAGGAAAATCCCAAAAGAGTTGTTTATAATTATCCCCCCATAAGATTGTCCGAAAATATGAGAGAAACTCAATATCCTGGGTATTATATCACTGAGGACGGGAGAGCATATCGCAAACCTGGAAAATATGATAGGAATGGAAAATACGGAGAAATTAATGAAAATGGGTTAATATATCTAAAACCTGCGTTCAGGGGACACTCAAAATATCCAGAACATCAATATGAATGCATAAACATCTCAATGTATGATGAAACTGGAAAGTATAAACAAATTAAAAAATCAATTCATCAATTAGTTGCGGAAGCATTTATTCCTAATCCTGAAAGACATAGTGAGATATTACACATAGATGGAAATAATAGGAATAATCATTATACAAATTTAAAATGGGGAACACATAAAGAAAACATGGAGATGGTTGGTTTACCAGAAGGGAGTATTAGGAGAGCAAAAGGAAAGTCTAGTGATTATATCAAAAAAGATGGTGAGTGGATTTTAATTCCAAAAAATACACCTCCATGGAATAGGGGATTGAAAGGAGTATCATGGAATACATTACCTGATGGAACTGTTACAACAAGAAAAGTAAATGGAAAACCTGGAACTTTCATAAAACAAAATGGTAAATGGGTTTACCAGACAAATAATCCTAAGTCTAGAGGAAAGAGTTTTAAAGAAAATAAACCAAAAAGAAAACCACTACCCGATGGAACTATTAGAACTCGTGCTGATGGTACTACATGGGTAAAGGAAAATGGTAAATGGGTTTATCAAAAAACAAAAAAATGATATATAATAAAAAATGCCCCTGAGAGAATAATGAGAATTAATTTTGATGATTACGAAAAAGATTTGTTAATCGACACTATTCAGTATCGTTTAGATACTGATAAGTTATTGATTATCAATCATAGTTTAAGAGAAGAGATTGAAGATTTACTTCGAAAGATAGAAGAGGATGAATACGTATAATATTTCAGTTAAGGGAAATGAGATATTAAGTCAGGTGCCGCAGAGTGATTTACAGGAGAATCTGAAACTTGTCAGAGGAATTGTATGGACTTCTGGGGGAAATGACAAGGATATTCAAGTATCTCTAAATAAGAATGAAGACCATTGCAATGAATGAGTTGTCGTGGTAAAATAATGTAGTATCGAAAAAATTATTTTATGGCTAAAGGATTTACAGTAAAAGCAAAACTTCCAACAGGACCTGTGGAAGGAGAGTTTAATTTAGAAGCAGCAAAGGAGATGATTCGAGGGAAGTCAATTGTATTTTGTCTTCCAGGACGAGGAGTTTCTTACATTTATCTGAAGAACTTTGTGCAACTTTGTTTTGATTTGGTACAGAGTGGTGCAAGTATTCAGATTAGTCAAGATTATTCGAGTATGGTAAACTTTGCACGATGTAAAGTACTTGGTGCGAATGTTCTCAGAGGTCCCAAGCAAATTCCTTGGGACGGTAAACTGCAATATGATTATCAACTCTGGATTGACAGTGATATTGTCTTTGATACTGAGAAGTTCTATCGTCTTGTTGCAATGGATAAGGACATTGCTGCTGGATGGTATTGCACTGAGGATGGTCACACCACGTCTGTTGCACATTGGTTAGAGGAAGAAGATTTCCGTAAGTCTGGTGGTGTAATGAATCACGAGACATTGGAGACCATTCAGAAACGTCGTAAACCATTTACAGTTGATTATACTGGATTTGGATGGGTATTGATTAAGAAAGGAGTCTTTGAGAGTCTTGAATATCCTTGGTTTGCACCGAAGATGCAGGTATTTGAATCTGGAGAGGTTCAAGATATGTGTGGAGAGGATGTAAGTTTCTGTTTGGATGCAAAAGAGAAAGGATATGAGATTTGGTGCGATCCTTTGATTCGTGTTGGACACGAAAAAACAAGGATTATCTGATAAGTGTCTGGAAGGTCTTTCTTGACCTTCTTTAAGACGTTATGATAGAATGCTTCTGTGAGGGTTTGACGAGTCTTGTAGGAGCATTTTTAATGGCCTGAGAGACTTTATAAAAACCCCCTTGTAAAAACCGTTAGATGGAGAATTGAAAATGGCACAAAAGAGTCGGAAAGATATGAAGATTGAGAGTATTCCCAAGAATACTCGACAAGGTGATGGTAGGAATACTAAATATGCTGCTACGAGTCGCAATGTAGCACGTAAAAAGTATAGAGGGCAAGGACGGTAAATAATGGCTTATCTAAATCACAGTCTTCCAGATTGGTCCTGTTATATTCGTAATGAATTTCTTTTTAATCATAAAAAGGGTCACGGTGAAGTAACTAAATGTGATGTACATTGTGTTGCCAGTATTGAAAAAAGAGTTCCTTTATTTGAGGCATTCCTTGAAAATGGCGTGAATTGGACTCGTAGACCTCTTCACGCCTTTTGTTGGAAATCAGATGCAGAAATAGAACCTCTAGAAGATATTATGTACTGGGACTGCTTTTCTCCGTATGTTGATGTTCAAAAACGTGCTCGTCTCGCTGGATTACAAGCAGAATTAATTCGTCCTGATGGAAGAAAGGTGATTGGAAGTTATATGTTTACTCTTGATTGGTCATGGGAAAATAAAGGAGTCACTGATCTTAATTTTTCAGAGACTCCTGAACATAAATGTGCTCATTTATTCAAGGTAGAAACTGGAAATTACTATGCATATCCAAATAATCGTATTATTTGGTATGATAATGCCTGGACATTTAATAGAATCGACAAAAATCCAGGGTATGAAATTGACTTAACTGTGTATTCGGTTGAAAATAAAAGAAAAATTGAAACATCCGATCATTATATGTACGAAATTAAAAATTTAAATTAAAATAAATAAATTTTTACTAAAGATATTGAATTGAAACAGTTTTCGATGGGCAATCACCTTCTTTTGGAGGTTTATAACGTAGAACACAACCTTTTAAATGATGGCATTGCTCTTCAGGAGGTAATGGAACGTGGCATTCAACGTGCTGGAATGACGATTTTAAATATTTTTCAGCACTGTTTCTATCCTCAAGGAGTTACAATCGTAATTGCACTCTCAGAAAGTCATGTTTCTTGTCATACGTGGCCCGAGAAAGGTTGTATTGCGATAGATGTTTACACTTGTGGTGAAGGAAAACCAAAATTAGTAGCATTAGAACTCTTAAAATATTTTAATTCGGAAAATTATAAACTTCGTCAGTTAGATCGTTAAATAGTTTAAGGAGATAGAAACCTCCTTAAAAGTTCTGTTTTTAACTTTAAAAACAGAGGATCTAAAATGTCATTTTACCAAGTTGATCGAGACAAAAATTATATGAGGGAAATGTGGGGGACCACAAAACTCATTACAGATATCGATCCAGAAAAACCAAAAAGAGTTATTCAAGAAATTATGCACGATTATGCACCAAAGCACAATCTAAAGAAACAAACTGAATTGCATGAACGAATTAGGAATGATAGTGATTATGATGATTGGGATTATGGGACTGAACCATCCTATGGAAAAATGATTTAAAAAGTATTATAGATATATTAAATATACTCATTGTTTAAATGCTTAGTATTTCTAGAAGTTTTAGGGACATTAGTTTGTCTTTTTCTAGACATCCAGTGACGAATGATGTTCTTGTATTAAAAAATGAGGATGCGATTAAAAAATCTGTTATTAACTTAATCAGAACTCGTATTGGTGAGAGGTTCTTCAATAATTTATTGGGAACCTCTGTTGATAATTCTTTATTTGAACTTAATGGACCAGAAGTTTCGACAATACTTGATGAAGAAATTAAAACAGTATTAAGTAACTTTGAACCAAGAATTGTAGTTAGAGAAGTAATGGTTGAATCGATTGAAGATTCAAATGAATTGAATGTAAAAATTTCTTACGATATTGTTGGACTTCCATTTCCTCTTCAAAATATAGAGTTTCTTTTACAACCAACTAGAATATAATGTCCTTCAATAATTTCACCAATCTAGATTTTAATGATTTACGATCTCAGATAAAAGACTATCTGAGATCGAATAGTAATTTCACGGATTTTGATTTTGAAGGATCTAATTTTTCAAGTTTAATTGATGTATTAGCATACAACTCTTATATTACTGCCTTCAATACGAATATGGCAGTCAATGAATCCTTTATTGATAGTGCAACTCTTCGAGAAAATGTAGTCTCCCTTGCACGTAATATTGGGTATGTTCCTAGGTCCAAAAGTGCATCAAAAGCAAAGGTTAGTTTTACAGTCAATACAACAGGTTTAAATTCAAAAACAGTCACTCTAAAGGCAGGAATCGTTGCTTTAGGTGCTGTTGAGAATGGTAATTATATATTTTCAATTCCAGAAGACATCACAGTAGTTGTTGATAATAATGGATTTGCAAATTTTACAGGCATTGATGTTTATGAAGGTTCATATTTAACAAAAACATATACAGTAGATAAATCACAATTAAATCAAAGATTTACAATTCCAAATACTGGTGTAGATTCTTCTACGATTCGAGTAAAAGTTAGTGGTGTTATCACAGAAAAATATGAATCATATTCAAATATCTTTAAAGTAAATAAAAATTCAAAACTTTTTCTAATACAAGAAATAGATGATGAGAAATATGAGATTTTATTTGGTGATGATATTATAGGGAAAAAACCAATTAGTGGAAGTACTATTTTCATTAGTTATATTATTACAAATGGAAAGGAAGCAAATGGTGCAGCAAACTTTACCTTTTCTGGAATTTTAACTGATAACAATAGCACTTCAATTACAAATAATATTTCTTTATTAACTACAATTCAACCATCCGAAAATGGAGATGATATTGAATCAATTGATTCGATTAAGTATCTTGGTCCTAGAGTATATGCTTCACAATACCGTGCAGTGACTGCAAATGACTATAAAGGATTAATTCCATATCTGTTTCCAAATGTGGATACTGTAACGGCATATGGTGGGGATGAGTTGGATCCACCAGAGTATGGTAAAGTTTATATTTCTATCAAACCAAGAAATGGTAAATATCTTTCACAACTTACAAAAGATAGTATCAAAAAAGATTTAAGACAATATTCAATTGCTGGAATTAAACCAGAAATTATTGATTTGAAGTATATGTATGTTGAGATAGACACGACAGTTTATTATGATAAAAGTACGACAATAGATCCAAATAATCTACAATTAAGAGTTACAAAATCTCTAGAGTCTTATAGCAAATCAACTGAGTTGAATAGTTTTGGTGGTAGATTCAAATACAGTAAAGTTTCTTCATTGATTGACAATACAAGTACATCTATTACTTCCAATATTACTAAAATCAAAATCAGAAGAGATTTACAACCAGAATATAATAAATTAGCAACGTATGAAATATGTTTTGGAAATCAATTTCATATTAAAAAATTAAATTCTGATGGTAGGGGATATAATATAAAATCAACTGGATTTACAGTAAAAGATACTAGTGGAACTTTGTATATGAGTGATGTTCCAAAAACTGATGAAATTGGGATTATATTTTTCTTCAAAATGGTTGATGGTCTTCCTGTGATTGTAAACAATAATGCTGGAACGGTAAATTATATGAGGGGTGAAATTAAATTAACTACAATTACATTCACATCATCTACAAGCACTGCTGGTATTGAAATAGAAGCAATACCAGAATCAAATGATGTCCTTGCGTTAAAGGATATATACTTGGAACTAGATACTACTAAACTTAATGTAAGTATGTTGGAGGATGTAATTACATCTGGTGAAAATACTTCAGCAACACAATATGCTGTCACATCAAGTTACGTAAACGGAAATTATACAAGATAAGATGTCTGAAATCAAAAGAGTAAAAATTCAATCTATTGTTGAATCACAAATTCCAGAATTTTTAAATGATGATTCACCACTTTTCAGGGAATTTTTAGAGCAGTATTATATTTCTCAAGAACATCAAACTGGTGTTGTAGACTTGTCAGTCAATTTACAACAATATAAGAGTATTGATAACTTCAATAATGAAACATTTTATACTCAAGCAGTTCCTTGCATCTTAGCAGAAGACGTAACTTCTTTTGATGATATCATTCCTGTCAATCATACAATTGGATTTCCCCGAAAATATGGTTTATTGAAAATTGATAATGAAATTATCACATATACTGGTATTACTACAAATAGTTTTACTGGATGTGTTCGTGGATTTAGTGGAATAGACCAACATTCAAATAATGAATCTTTTGTATTTTCAACCACTGATTCAGCATCTCACACCAAAGCAGGAACAGTAACGAATTTAAATTTATTATTCTTTAATGAAATATTTAAAAAATTTAAAACTCAATTTTTACCTGGATTTGAGGATAGGCAATTTGCAAAAGGATTAAATTTAAAAAATATTTTATCCAGAGCAAAAGATTTTTACATCTCAAAAGGAACTGATACATCCTATAAAATTTTATTCAGCATTCTTTTTGGTAAAGACATTCAAGTTATTAAACCACAAGATTATCTTTTAAGACCATCAGATAATAATTATTTGGTGACTAAAAATATTTTAGTCGAACAGATAGTTAGAGATGAAACATTTAGAGTTAATGATTCTGATTTAAGAAAACAATTAAAAGGAAAAACTATATTTGAAACTTTAAGTAATGGCAAAACTGCTAGTGCTGCTGTTTATAATGTAGAGTATAGACCAGTAGATGATAGAGATTTATATGAAATTTCTTTAGATTCCACTTCTTTTATATTTAATTTTGAACCTACAAAAAAAACAAATATTTCCGAACTTGTCTCTGGAGGTTCTACTTCTATTATAGTGGATTCCACAGTTGGATTTAAGGAAAGTGGTTCTTTGTTTATAAATCCATCAAATTTGGCAAATCCAATAACTCTAACTTATACGGATAAGACTTTAAACGAATTTCTTGGAGTTTCTGGTGTTATTACGAATTTAAATTTTGGCGAAGAACTGGTAGAGGAAAACTTTTTATACTCGTATCTAGATGATGGAACTAAAGTCGAATTTAGATTAATTAATGTTATTGATACTATTGATTATTCTGAAACATCTAGTTTGAGAATTGGAGACAAGATTCAACTTTCTTCATTTGGAAATGATTTGAATGATAGAAAAGAATTTAATTTTTGGAACTATAATATACCAACAACTCATAAAATAAAATCCATTGCTAATAATAGAATATATTTTTATGATAAATTAACTTTTATTGTTGGAGATAAATTTAATTTATTGAATCCAAATGATGAAAATGATAATCTTTTATCTGCAACAGTAAAAGATTATGGGTTTAATGATAATGGATACTATGTTGATATCGATGAAACATTAAATATATCATCAAAAACTGAAATCAAAAAAATAATTAAAAAGGCAAATAGTGCTTTAGATTATTTTCCGTCTATTGTTGATTTGCCAACAGGAGTTCAGAATACTTATGTTG